ATGAGTAAAGTCAGCTGTAGCAAATGCGGCCGGGAGCTGGGGCAGGATAGCTGGAATCCGCAGCTCTTTCTCCTCTTCTGTGAGGATCCGTCCTGTATCCTCTTCAAAAGACCGCAGGCAAAGAGGTATAAGGACCGCAGCGGAAACCCTAGCGACCCGCCAAAGGCAAGCCAGTGGCTTCTCAGTTCAGGCGTGAGTCTGGTGGAACGGAACAATAAGTATGTCTGGATCCCTACCCGTTTTCTAAGGCGTACAGAATGACTGTGGCCATCATTGAAGGCGTTCTCTGCCCGGTCTGTCAGAAGGAAACCTTCCAGCTTTTCGATCGGGAAGCACGCCTGTCTCCAGAGACGACTGTGAGGCTGAAGTGTTGCCGGCGCTGCGCCAACCGGATCGATTTCGAGAACGAAGAGGAGATCAGGCAAAAGGTGCTCGAAGGTATGACCAAAGCCGAGAGGCGGCTGGCCCGGAAGGAAGATTCCTACAGGTGGGCGGAGTCTCTTTATGGGAAAAGTGTTGTGGTTTATTATGATGCCAGCGACGGACGGGGTGGCTGGGAGAAGACCGGATGCCAGGTGAAAGGTCGCGCTTTCCGTGTGTCCAACGTCTGCGGTGGCTGGGGATGCGTGTCGGTGCTTCTGGATGAGAATGAATGGTCGCGGCTCAGCGTTTACCGCCAGGACATATGGGGGATACACGGAAAGAAAGTAGTGGATGTGGCGATCATCGACGGGGTGCGATGGGCGCTGGATCTTCACCCATATATGGATGTGAAGCGGGATACCCGGTGGGAAATCCCTCAGAATGTCCATTTCTACGTGTCCTGGGGAGAGCGTGGCCGCTTCCAGGTTGAAGCGCAGGAAGGGCCGGCGATGCTGCCACCAAAGGGGTGGCTGGTCCCTGAATTGAGGTAAAGATGAATGACACCAATATCGAATATGCAGAGAAGACGCTCAATCCCCTAACGGGTTGTCTCCGGCGCTGTCCATACTGCTACGGCTGGAAGCTGGCGAATGGCCGGCTGAAAAAGCTGTACCTGGCGAACAAAAGGGTCATCGCCGGGGATCCGGGCGACCCGTATGCCATCCGCTGGTGGCCCGAAAGACTGGAGGAGATCAAGCATCTCAAGAAACCCACCAGGATCTTTCTCTGCAATATGTCGGACCTGTTCGGGCACGGTGTGCCTCCGGCGCACATTTTGACTATCCTGGATGTTGTAAGGGCTGCAAAACAACATACTTTCATCCTCTTGACTAAATGTGGCTATAACCTGGTGGAGTATTCCCCATTTCCGCCGAACTCCTGGGTCGGTATGACAGCCACCAACCGGAAGGAGTATTCCAATGCCATTCACTACTTGAATTTTGTCCAAGCCGGGGTTAAATTCATCAGCTTCGAGCCCCTCTTGGAGGAAGTCGGAGTTCTTTCAGGTGACTTCCTGTCTCACAACATCCGGTGGGCAGTCATAGGCGCCCAGACCAACCCCACAGTCCGTCCGAGCAACAAAGCCATGCAGGAGATCCTGGTGGCAGCCAAGAGAGCGGGGGCCGCTGTCTTCTGTAAGGACAACCTAGCCCGGAAAGCCAGCGAAAGGGCAGCATTACCCATGTTATGCAGAGAGAGGCGGTGCAGTTTGATTCTAAGGCAGGAGTATCCGCTGTGATTGACCTTCGTGCTAAAATGAGGCAGCTTCTCAGAGAAGTATGCCAGACCAGACGAAGTGCCCCAATTCACCCACTGGTGCGCATCACTTCATCTGTGACCCTAACCCGGGAGCCACCTCAAAAGGGGTCTGCAAATACTGTGATGCCCGAGACGAATTCCTTAATTCCTGGACTGTGCAGGCTGTGGCACTCCATGGAGAGGAGGAAGACATGGCATTGACTGCCGACCAGAAAGCGGAGAGACACCAGTTTTATGAAGAAAACAGAGAGCTGATTCTTGAGTGTTATCAGGAGGCCGGGGGCAGCATATCGCAGGCGGCGAAGCTCTGCACTCTGAGACTTGGCCAGCCCATGCCGCCTACCAGCCTGAATGACCTGATTAAGAAAAGGTGGAAAATCCCCAAGCCCAGAAAGAAGAAAAGAGGCCGCCGAGTGGAGGTTGAGTCTACTACTGTTGAGGAACATGAGGAACACAGGGAGCAAGGGCTGGACCTGATATTCCCGTATCCAGAGAGAGAGGTGGCTCCGGTTCTCAGGGGCAAGGTTACAAGCATGCAGGCGATAGGTAAGAAGATCACAGCGACGCTCGAAGTGCCGGCGGGGGATATGGAGCAGCTCCACATGGGCGGCATCATCTTCTTCTACGAGAAACAACCATAGATACTAAACAGTGTAGCAAATGTGGGAAGAGAAAAACGACCTCTGATTTCCACAGGAAATCTAAGGCAAGTGATGGATTTCAAAGTCGGTGTAAAGCCTGTATACATTTAGATTCTGCTGCTTATTATGCTAGGAATAAAAATCGACAAAAGGTAGCATCACACGAATGGTATGTTGAGCACACTGAATATTGGAAAGCTCAGGTGGCCGCTTGGCAAAAGGCTCATCGGGGTCTGGTTAACTCATCTTCTAATCGACGGAGGAAACTCTGGCGCAAAGAGCATCCCGATGAGGTAAAAAGACAAGACCATGACCGTTATCAAAGAAATTCTGAAAAGCAAAGGCGTTGGAGCCGGATATGGTATAGAACTCACCCGGAAATGGTCAAGAGACAGCGCGAGAAATGGTATGCCAATCACCAAGATGAGTGCAGAGACAGGAATGCCCGAAGACGTGCCGAGAAGAAGGCTGTTACTGTTGAGGTGTTTACCAGAGCAGAGATTTTTGAACGTGACAAAGGGAGATGTCACCTTTGCGGGAGGAAGGTAAAGCCTAACAACTGGCATCTCGACCACCTTCTCCCACTATCAAAGGATGGTAAACACAGCAAAGACAATGTAGCGGTTAGTTGTTCCCAATGCAATCTAAAGAAGCATAATATGGGTCAATCTCAATTAAGGTTAATCGGATGAATGAGGGTCACATTCGGGTATTCCCAAGAAGGACCCGCCTCACACCTATAGATGAATGGGCATTTATTGGTGAGCCTCCCTTGTTTCGTCCTCCATTTGATCAAGCTGTTGACATCTCCGTGAGTGCAGTATTTACTTGGGATATTGAAGTGGCGAAATGGTTGAAGGATGCGTGGGGCCAGTACTACCCCAAGGTCCGTATCGGGGGCCCCGCGATATCGGGGCCTGATGGTGACTTCACCCCTGGCCTTTATGTCAAGCGGGGTATCAACTTCACCAGCCGGGGCTGCAATAACCGCTGCCCCTGGTGCCTTGTCCCGAAGATGGAGGGGAAGATCAGGCTCCTCAAAATTCAGCCGGGCAATGTCATCCAGGATAACAATTTCCTTCAGACCGGGAGGGACCACATGGCCCGGGTGTTTGAGATGCTCAGGCATGAGCGGTACCCTGCCAGGTTTGCCGGCGGGCTGGATCCCGAGTTGGTCGATGATTGGGTCGCCGAGGAGCTGCGGTCGCTGCGGATAGACGAGGTATTTCTCTCCGCGGATTCCTACGCCGGGCTTCAAGGGCTGAAGAAAGCGGCAGAGAAGCTCTCCTTCCTGAGCGATAAATCGAAGAGGCTGCGCTGCTATGTCCTGTGCGCCTATGGCTCGGACACGCCGGCCAAGGCGGAGGGGCGATTATGGCAGGTAGTCAAGGCAGGGTGTACCCCTTTTGCCCAGCTCTACCAGCCCCCGGATAAATTTGTGGAGTACTCCCAGGAATGGCAGGACCTGGCGCGGAAATTTATGCGCCCTGCGATAGTGGCTGCCTTGAAGCGGAAAAGGGAGCGGGCTGCTGATAAGTTAGGTAACCTCCGGGGTGGACGGTCACTCGAGGGGTAAACTGGCAGAGGTTAATGTACCTGGTGTGGACGGTAAACAAGATGGGTAAAACCATTACCCGCTTCCCCTTTCAGCCTGAATGGGAGCAGAAGATGCTCAGTGGCGAAAAAACGTGTACCTCCAGGAGGACGGTCTTCGGTCTGGCGGGTGATACGTTTGTCGCCTTTGGCCAGCGGTATCTGATCACCAAGGTAGAGGAGCGATCCCTGGAGGATGTCGCCAGAAACCTCTACCGTCAGGAAGGGTGTCAGAATGTCTCCGAGTTCGTCGGCTGGTGGAATAAGCTCCATCCAAGGCGGGGCTTCCAGCTGAAGCAGGTGGTATTTGTCCACCATTTCAGGAGGCTCGAATGAAGCTTATTACAAGGGGAGATAGAGTGCTGTTAGATTGCACAAGGGTGGAAGCATTGTTAATCAAAGATGCCATTCATGATTTTGCAGACTATCGAAAAGAAACAGAGTCATGGGACTCACAAGTAGATGGCCTTATCACAGCGAACATGAACAAGAAATTAGAGGGTGTAGCTTGATTGTGCCGGCAGATGGCGAGCTAAGGGAAATGATTGAAAGGGGCTTAGGGCCAGGGACCTTTGCCACGAGGGGTCTTAACCCCTGGGAAGATTATACCGAGACAAAGTCCGGGCTTCTTGTTCCAGGTCATGTGGTACAGAAACCTGAGTGGCCGACTGGCGTCGACTTATTTAGCGGGGCTGGCGGATTCAGCCTCGGCTTGATGAGAGCCGGCTTTAGAATTGCTGGCTGTATAGACAATGATCCCGTTTGTATGCTTACTTACCTGGTTAATCTGGGAAGCCCCAGGACGAAGATATACTTCGTAGAGCCAGAAGATGAAGCCAGATGGGAAAGGCTTATCAAACGCCAGTTGAAGGAAGAGAAGCGAGCTGCGGCTAACAATAAAAACGAAGAAGCACAGCATTTCTATGATTGGGACGTGGAAAACCTGGAGAAGAGAAACTGGGGTTTTCAGCACCGGCATTATAGTGAGGTTCCGGAATCCCAGGCGGTCGAGGTCGCTGTTCTCGGTGATGCTCGAAAGATAACCGGCGAACATTTCCTGGAACTTTTGGGTATGGAGATGGGAGAGATCGATTGTATTTGCGGCGGGCCGCCATGCCAGGGTTTCACCACTGTTGGGAAACGGCAGGTCATGGATCCGAGAAATAGCCTGGTCTTTGAATGGGCCCGACTCGTGGTCGAGATGAAACCGAAGACCTGCATCATGGAAAATGTTCCGGGGATCGTCAGTATGGTGACTCCGGAAGGGCTGCCTATACTCGATGTGCTGGCCAAGATACTCCAGGATGGCGGAATGGGCCCGGCTGACGCTCTGCGGAAAATGCTCATACAGACTTCGGGAGCTGGAGCCGTTATCAGTTCAAGCGGGACGCCAGCGAAACCCGGAGCCCCCAAGAAGCTGAAGAAAGAACAGGTTAGAAAACAACAGGTTAAGGAGGTACAGCCAAGCCTACTATGAGCAAGCCCATTGTGGGTGACCGAATACGAATCAATAACACCGCCCGCGAATTCTTTCGAGGCAAGGAAGGTATAGTCTCTGAGATCGGTGATGGGCCCTGGGGCTATCGCGTGGTAGATGTGAACGGGTATTGGGTAGAAAACTTCAAGGATACCGAAATAGAGGTTCAGAAAAGCTCTGTTGTGCGAAGTGGATGACATGAGAGCAGAAAGATTCTGGAACTGGGCCAAAGAGAGAATTAACGAAGATGGCGAGCTCGAGAGGTTCTGCCCAAAGTGTCAGGAGTGGTGGCCGGCAGACCGTGAGTTCTTTTATAGCTCTGGCCCTAATGGGAAGGAGCTTCACTCTTGGTGTAAGGCTTGCTATAACGAATGGAGAAATTCTCGAAGGGAAACCATGCGCGGTACGGTGCGAACCATGAGGGAAACCGGTGCGCATTGAGGAGGTTTATGGAACTGGTAGTCAGAAAAAGTATCATTGATGGGGTCTTTCAAAGCCACTTGAAGCGGTGGAAGAACGCCGCAAACCAGGACGGTCTCAAGGATAATATCTCGTTCAAAGAGAGTGAAGTCTGCAAAACTACTGTCGCCAGGCTTCAGGCTCTCAATGAGAGGAATCCCGGAGCAGTGGCGTTCATTGCAAGTCAGAGCCGATTTGCCCGTGATGTTCTAGAGGGGTTTATAACAAAGACTGTACCAAGGCCGAAAGAGAAAGCCGCCCAAGAGGAGATCGAAGTGGGTATCGCCTATATGAACGCCATTGTGATTGATGGCATGGTCAGTCTGGTAGAGGCATTTGAGAAGGAATTCTTCGCTCAGCACATGGAGAGCCTGATGGGAGACGCTAGGCTCTCTGAATCCGGCACCGTCTGGCCGGCCAAGGTAGAAACGCCCGCCTCCGCGCCTTACTGCACAGAGGATACCCCATGTTGCGATCGCCGGGGCAAGCCAGGTCGCGGCAACTGCCCTGTACTCTGCCCCTGTCATGCCTGCTCGAAAGAGAATCCATGCTGCGACCGCCAGGGCGAATACAATGGTTTTAACTCCGGCTTCGATCGGTTATTCACCTGCCCGAATGGGTGTAGCTGCCATGACTGAGAAGAAATACTGTTGCAAATTCTGCAACGGAGAGCTTGTCTTGAAGATCAACAGGCACAAAAAGGCTCATGCGGATAGAATTGGGAACATTGTTTTAGATGATCCTGTAGTAGTGGTAGATACACCTTACTATGAATGTTCTGCCTGTGGCTTTACATACACAACCAAAGAGATTGAAGGCAAATGGAGAGAGGATAAGGTGGTAGAACCATGACTATGCCCGGTTTTGTTCTCCTGCCGGCAAAGCCAGGGACCTGCCCTGAATGTGCCGTAGAACACGAGCCGACATACCCTCACAATAAGCAAAGCCTGTATTACCAGTATCACTTCTATGCTGAACATAAGCGGTGGCCGACCTGGGAAGATGCTATGGCCCATTGCTCCGATGAGATGAAGGCGTTCTGTCGCCAAGAGCTAACTGCTGCCGGAGAGAAGTTGTCATAAGGAGGATTATGGAACGTCATGAGAGCCCCAAGATCCCTACAGGCCCGAAAACACAGATAACTGTTGAGGGGGATTTCTTTCCCCGAGGCGGCTTCAAGACCGCCTATTGTAAGGGAGCTCTAGCCTGGCGTGAGGGTAAGAACCTCACTGAAAACCCATATCCTCTGAAGGGAAATTGCTGCTGGTATAGGCAATGGGAGCGAGGTTGGCATGGGGCTGAAAGCGGAGCAGTTACCTTCAAGGAAGTATCATGCTGAAAACAGCGGTCTTCTCCCCCGACCGGAGGTACCGCTATGCCCTGTGGCGCATCTGGGATATGCGGAAGCCTGTTTGTATGTTCATCGGTTTGAATCCCAGCACAGCCAACGAGATTAAGGACGATCCGACAACCATACGCTGTATGGGGTTTGCGGCAAGCTGGGGGTATGGTGGGCACTGTATGGCCAATATGTATGGGTTGGTATCCCGCGACCCTCATGCCCTGAGTATTGGGGACCCGATAGGCCCGGAGAATGATGCCTGGCTTTTCTATCTAGCTGCTGCGTCGCCAATGGTGGTAGCCTGTTGGGGGCAGATCTGGAAAGATGAGGATGGAAGAAGAGAAGCAGTCATAAAGCTGGTCCCTAATCTCTACTGCCTGGGGATTACAAAAACTAGGCAACCGAAGCATCCGTTATTTTTACCGCGAGGCACCAAACCGGTGCCATTCCCTGGGAGGTACCTGGAGGATTATTCCCCTCAACTCAGGTCCCCTCCAGCTTGGTGAACTGTATGCCTAGATTTGCTGTCGCCATTCTCTATCAGAAGATCCCTAAGTACGACAGGGTGATTTTAGACCACGGTAAGACCCTCCGTTATTTTCAGGGTGATGTGGAGGTAATGAATTGCGATGCCGGGGTTATCCTTACTCCGGAACTGGGGTTAGACCTTGAATTCGTCGAGGCTGGTAGTGCTGAAGAGGCGATGAAAGATATGATGGATCACTTTGGTAGTCATATCCTCAGAGTAACCGCGAGGGAGGTAGTCAATGACCGTTGAACAGTTTCTTGAAAGAGCGAGAGAGAAAAGTCCTATCCTTGCCCTGGGTATCTTGCTGGACCTGATGCAGCTCCTGGATGAGTACGAGAGTGAGAAATGCTCCGTTTTGGTCGGCAAGATGCGGGAGGAGCTGCGAAAGACTGGAGAGCTGCCGGAAGAAGAACCTGGGAAGACTGGAGGGCTTGAAGATGTGGAGATCTGGACGTGTACCCTCTGCCAGGAGACGTTCCACATGATTCTGATAAGCCATGATGGCATCGCGCGGCGATATCGCCCCCTTGAGGAAGACAAGGAGCTGTACAAAGAACATACGGAACGCCACCAGGCAGAGCATGAAGCCTGGGGCTATACTGTCACATAGGAGGCAATAATGATTAGGCTAGATCCGAATAAGCATCGCCATTATACGCCTGGTGAAGTACTCCATCTCAAAGTAGTTTCTATGCAAGAAACACGCCCTGGCTGGTGGGTGCTGAAAGTCGATGATGTGACACCCCTGCCGGGTGCCGAACCAGATGGCTACGGCTGTCATATCTGCGGCATTATCGACAATGCCAAAGAAGACGGAGGCCTCCCGGATGGTTGGACAGAGAAGAAGTTCCAGGAAGGTTCCTGCTTTGTCTGCTCGAAATGTCAGGACCAGCCGATTTGCAAAGTCTGTGGCTGTACTGATGAAGGGGCATGTCAAACTGCGGAGGGGTCCTGCCACTGGGTTGAACCTGACCTTTGTTCGGCATGTGCGGGAAAACCAAAATGATAAACCCGTGGAGCCAACAGGCTTGAGAAAACTAAACGCAGTGAGCGGAGTGTGAATGATGGCAGTCTATAGAAGCGCAGTATGCCCTCTCTGTGGTATCTCTCACGGGAAGCGGGTCACCAGGCGAATGGAGGGCAGACCTGACATCAAGCTGGAGACAGCGAACTTCTGGACGGGAGTCCAGGACTTTGACCCGGATAAGCCCCTGGGGGTCATCCAGGAAACCACCGGGAGGGGTAGCTTCCGGACCATCGGCCATTTTGGGCCCGAGGACGATCCTGATGGCTACTTCCCCCTGATTAAAGCCAGGCTGCTCAATGCCTTGAGGGAATGGGTTGCCAAAGGCTGGATAACGGTGGATGAAGCCCATGATGCGGCCAGGGGAGTCACCTTTACCGCTGCGGAGCTGCAACCTCTGGCTAAGAAACGGAAGAGGTAATGGAACCGCCACAACTCGATATCACCAAAGCGACCGATGCAGAGATAGAGGCGTTCATCGAATCCATCCACCAGGCCGGCGTGAGGATCAAGTTTAATATCCGCCTCACGCAGGAGAGTTTTAACGAGTTCTTTGCAGGCTTTAAGTGCCAGCATTGCGGAGTCTGTTGCGCCGGCCTCCCCAATTCCAAACCGCCGGTAGGAATCCTGCTGCGGCCTGAAGAGGTGGTATCCCTGGCGGCAGAGAAGAGGGTATCATCCAAGAAATTCAAGGAGGCCTATACCTTCACTGTCACCGGCCGCAGGGAGCGGTTCATGAAATACCCTTGTCCCTTTTTCTCCGCTGATAAGCAACACCATTGCTCTATCTATGCCAGGCGGCCAGCTGTCTGTCACTACTTCCCCCTGGCGGGCATGCTGCGGGGCAATGTTTACATAATGGAGATCGACAGCGATTGCCCAGAGGCCCGCAGGGTTGCCTGCGGGATAGCCAGGCAGATTAGAGACTCCAAGCGTAATCTATTGACAACGTAAGAACCGTTCCCCTAATCTACCATCAGCGCCCATTTCCGCCGGGAGGCTTATTTTGTCAAAAATGCCGAGGTGGATAGATGAAAACGGTCAACAGAGGTAAGCTGCTCAAGGATGCCCAGGCCGGCCTCCTGGAGGGCAAGGTTATCATTGCCCCCGACCCCATGCGCGACTCCATCACCACTCCGAGGATGAACTGGCTGCCGGTCCGGGTCAAGAAAGGCTATGGGGATTTCGTCGACGGGTACCTGAACCTCCTGGAGCTGGATTTCAAGTCCCACACAGGCCATGCTAGTGAGGATGAGCATGGTATAATTCACCTCCATGTTCATTCCAACTCGTCCATGGAGCTGCGATATAAAGCTATACCACCCAAGTGGGCTAAAAAACCGGAACCTATACCACCCGTGCAGGTGGAGATCTGGTACTGGAGAGACACCAAGTACTTGGCAGGAAACGTGCCAACAGCCCTTGAGCTCCAAAGAGACTATGCCGTGATGTGGCGCGGTACCCAGGCTGGTGTCATCAATGTAGACCGGTTGTTTTCGGATGTGAACCAGCACCCGGAGAATTACTTCAGCCAGGCTGATGTCAAACAGAAGCTCCAACCGCATCCTCATACATCGATGTCAGTGGGCGATATCATAGTAGTCAACGGCAGGAAATTCCTCTGCCAATTTCATGGCTGGAAGGAGATCTAAATGGAGAAAGAAGAGAAGGACTGCCCGGGCAGTTGCGTCGGTGCCGGCATTATGCTCGCCAGGCAAGCCTGGGAGAACCCGGAGCTCACCACTATGCTGTGGGCAGACAATGTAAGGAGTTTGGTCCGTCCGGAAGACCTCCAGGTGCCTCACTCGGAACTCGCGGTGCACATAAAGGCTGCTGGCGCTGACGTCATAGCCTGGATGGTGGGGAAGAATAGCTCACATGTTGTCTGGAAAGGTAAGGATGGCTGCTGCGGCTATGCTGCCGGCGCGGAAACCGAGCTCCTGACCCCTGCCCTGGTCAGCAAAACCAGAGAGATGTTCCCCAAGATCCCGGGAAGCGATCAGGTGCAGCTCCCCACGGGGGTTGAGTGGACCGCCGAAGACGTAATGAGAAGGGAAGGATAGATGGAAAGAAAGCTCGGATGGCGTAAAGACAAGTTCGATGCCAGGGATTACCTTCATTCTACGGCCTTGGTGGTCCCGCCCAGCGCCAATAACCAGGCGTATATTCCCTCGATAAGAGACCAGGGGCAGGAAGGCGCCTGCGTTGGCTTTGGCATCGGAGGCACTATCACTGCCGTACTGAAACAACTGGGCATCTACGTCGAATGGGTTTCGCCCCGGTATATCTACAACGGTGCCCGCTATATGGAAGGCACTCTGACGCAGGACTGCGGCTGCGAGCCTGGCGATGCTCTGGCCTGGTCAAAGAAAATGGGCGTCCTGCTCGAGCATTTCTGGCCCTATGTGGATGTTCCGCTGGATACCAGTGCCCCATCGAGCAAGAGAGAAAAGGAAGCCGTCAAATACCCCAAGTTTACCTATACCCGTGTGGTAGACGGGCCCAACGGTATCTGTTCGGCTCTGGCTGCAGGGCACATAGTCTCGATAGGAACTCCCTGGCCTGACAAATGGATGGATCCACCTAATGGGACTCTACCCGAGGTGAAAAGCTCTGATTTCGGGCAAGAGGGGCACGAGACATACCTCTTCGGCTATGATAAGACTCTGGTGACCCTCTACTCCACTGGTGTGTTCCCCTTCTTCGGGACAAATTCCTGGAGTACTGCCTGGGGTAACAAGGGGCTTTACACCATGCCATCCTCAGCCTTTGAGGTCATGAAGCAGATAGGCGGTTATGATGCGTACATCATAACCTTCAATAAACCCAAGAAGAAGTGCCTCGGAATCTTCTAAGGAGAGGAAATGATTGTAGAACTCGTGACACCGCGGGCAAGGGCGGCTTATCCGGAGCTGGGCCAATGCGTCAAGGATTCTCCTTGCCTGGTACCTAAGATCTCGCTGATTCTCGAGGACCAGATCGTGCTCGGTATAGTGAGGTCGGAAAGGCGTATCACGCGCTGGGAAACCCAAAGGGAAGAAGCCCACGAAAAAGGGGACAGAGAACAGGAACAGGGCTTGATAGTCACGATCGCCCAGGAAGAGACTTATATCGAGGACCTGAACAGAATCTCCGAGCTGGTCCGTAATCAGGTCTGCGGCGGCGCCGGCAGCGGGAAGGCAAAAAAGAAAGCGGCGCCGGCAGAAAAGAAAGTTAAAGTGCCTGGCGGTACCGCCGTCAAGAAAGAGACGGTTAAAAAAGTCGCAAAACGGGCAGCCGAAAAAGAGTCGGGCAAAGTTACGGTCCTGCCCGGTGTGCCAGTATAAATCGCCCGAAAGGGCAGAAGGAGGTTAGTATGTCCTTGCTACAAGCATTTCTAAGCCAGATCGACTGGTGGGCTATCTACACGGTGATAGCTCTCATCCTGGGGTATGTCGTCATTGGCCTAGTGCTGTCAATAAAGGACGGCAAAAGCGAACTCATTACAATAGGCAAATGGATCCTGGAAGAGTTTCTTCCTATGTGCGGAGGCTATATCTTCACTGTCTTCATAGCCGCTCTTCCATCCCTGGCCCTTGCTCCGAAGTACGTCGAATGGTTCAAAACCCTGCCACTAACAATCTTCGCTTTCATTACCGCTATGCTGATAGGCAAGATTAAGGCGGCATTGCAGGAGATCTTCCCCTGGATTCCGGATATCCCGGTCATCGAGGCTGGAAGGATCAAGGCAAGAAAGGCAGCGAAGGCGGCAGCGATCGCAGCAAAAGCCAAGCCAGCAGCGGCTAGGTCGCCCACTTAATTATTCTATTCTGACCGAATAACCGAACGAAGGAGGGGCCGAATAAGCCCCTCCTGGAGGCGTTTATGCCGACAATCTATCTGGACAAACTGGATCCCGAGTCCGAGCTATTGAGACGTTTGACGTTCCCGGGATACTCAGGCAGAAAATTCCAGGTAGAGCTGACAGAGACGATCACCTTTAGCGGTACACAGTGGGCGGGCGGCTCCAAAACTGACTACCGCATTGTTCAGCTCGACGGAATGAAAGTCGTGGGGATCCCGGAAGCGCCCTTCCTGCAACGGTCGCCGCTTCATGAGGGTCAGTACCCGTTGCCGCCTGGCTATGTGGTGGTAAGCCATCACATATCCTGCGGGAAAGATCTGGGGCTGACCTTTGCCGTCAACCCCAGAGAGTCCTTCAAACTGCTGCCCAAGCCAAGCGAGGAGCTGACCCGGGCGCAGAAGATAGTGCTGGCGGCAACCGGCTACAAATCGAGCTATGGGGGCATAAAGGACCTCAGATTTCATGAAGCCCATGAAAAGACAGGGATCTCGCGCCAGGAATATGACCAGGCCAAAGAGTCGCTGATAAAGAAGGGTCTGTTCAATAAAGCCGGCGCCATTACACCCCAGGGGAGAAACGCGATCGGGAACCAAAGGCTGGAGGATTTTAGGGAGATGACAAGGGGGAGGTATGGGTAGAATAACTGAATTCCGCAATGGCATGAGGTTCAACCCTCCGATTCTGCCGGATGCCTTCTGGCTGGCCTATAACTCTATCGCTCGAGCTGCCGTAAATGCCAAACCGCCGCCCTCTGTCATCTTAAGCAAAGAGAAGTCCCAGGAGGTCTACCGGGCATGGGTAGCTGAACTTCAAAAGTATGTGGCTGCCAACGGTAAATTCACCAAGTTCGAGGTGATCTATGTTCCCTTCTCGCCCCCTCCGTTCTTCTGGGATTACAAGTGCGGAAAGTGCAGGTGGTGGATCCAGGGTGGCTGCCAGCTCGTCGACGGAACAATCAACGCGAGGGGCTGGTGTGCCGTTCCTGGTACTCTAACCCCTACCCATAGAGGAGTATTACCCATCGAGGAAGTAATTCCAGGTGATATAGGATATTCGTTGAATGGGGCGTTCCATTCAAATAAAATAGCCGCTATCTCCATGAGAGAATACAGTGGGAGAATGTATAAACTGCAGGCAAACTACCTGTTGCCTCTCACTGTTACTCCTGAGCATATTCTATATGTTCAAAGGTTTATCTCCTCTACTACTAATAAAAGAAAGACTGGATATGCCATGAAATTGTTTTCTCCTGAGGAGATGACAGCTGAGAGGTTATACCAGAATGTCATGGCTGGTGACAAGTATCGTATTTTACAGCCTTATCCTCTAAATGAGGAATCATCATTAGGTTTGGATGGAATACTTGCCAGGTTCCTGGGGATATTTATGGCAGAAGCACATATATTGTATCGTGATGATGAACCAGCTGGAGCCGGATTTGACTTTGGAGAAGAACCCGAGCTAATTAACTTTATTGAGGAAGTCTGTAGCTCTAGATTCAGTGCTAACAGTACAGTTAGGCCTAATTCAAGAGGTGGACTCAACGTTAGAGTACATTCCAGTAAGCTAGCTAAATTCATCCTCAAGTACTTTAATGGTTCTCATTCAGCTAATGGTAAATCTCTTAGCAACGACGTTCTTTATCTCCCAAGAAGTCTACAGAGAGATCTTTTACAGGGGATGCTAATTGGAGATGGCCATACAAGGGGTACCAATAATCAGCTGGGATCCTCTTCTCCTTCGTTGATATGGCAATCTGAAATCATCTTATGGAGAAGTGGTACCACTGGAAGCATGGGCAAAATGAGAGAAGGTGGCGACAAAGTAATAATCTCTGGGAGAGAGGTTAATAGAGGTCCATTTTATAGATTGTCTTGGTATCCCAAGCCCAATGGAGGAAGATTAATCCAAGAAGAACCTGGCCTATTATCATTTATGGTGAGGAAGATTGCTCCGACGCAATATAGTGGACCAGTACACGACCTATCAATGATTAATGAACCAAATTTCATTACACTTGGTGGTCTTAGTCATAACTGCGCCATCTGGCTGCCACCGGACAGCTATAAACCGTTTACCTGGCCGCAGGAGCTGCTGGCTGGGAATTGGTGAGAGGTGAGATATGGCCAAGAAGAAGGGCGATACCAAGAAAGACATCGACCGGAGTATGAAGGATAGTGGAGCCGGCAGCATAGCCAAGGCCGATGCCGAGTTCCTGAAAAAGCGGAAGAAATGAACATCCTCTCTCCGGAGCAGATCGAGACCTATAAGAAGCAGGGATGGAGGGTATTCCAGCCTGGCTTTGACGTCTCGTACAAAAGTCAATGGAATACTCCGTGGTTCATCATCCGGGAGTTCTTCCAGAACGCCTTGGACGAACATGACGAGGCTGGAATAAGTGCGAAACCACGCCTGGCGGGTAGCAGCAAAGGAGTGGTGATCGAAGACCGGGGCAGAGGGCTGGGCGCCGAGAGCTTGATTCTCCGCGAGACAAAGGGCGGGGGAGATCTCCGCGGCCGGTTTGGAGAAGGGCTGAAATTTGCCTGCATATCCGCAGTCAGGCAAGGCTTTACCCCTGTCATTGAAAGCGCGAATGTCACTATCAGGGCATATGCGTCCCCTAGCGTCATGGGCAAAGCCCAGCTGAATCTCTTGACTTTCCTTTTCAAAGAGACTGCTGGATCCAGGTTAGGTACTCTGGTCACCATCGAGGGCTATCATGGCACCCTCTACACCGAGAATTTCACCACGTTTCTGGGGAGTCCCATAGCGTGGAAAGATACCCAGATAGGGCGTTTTGTCAGAAGAGAAGCGGTCTACAGTAACCCGAAGGGCAATCTCTACGTCGGCGATATCTTCATCAAGAAGTTCGACAAACCAACATCCTACAGCTATAACCTCTGGGGGATAGATCTGAACCCCGACCGGATCTCGGAAATAAGGGTCCGTGATGTTTTAGACGGTATGGCCCGGCCATGGACTACAATCAAGAGCAGGGAACTGGCTACCAGTCTTATACGCGCAGTAACGGATGTTAGGTCGCAGGAAGCGGAGATATACTGGTCTGCCGGTCCCTCCCGAGCCGTGTTGTTGGCTGCCTGGCAGCAGCTATTCGGCCAGCGGGCTGTCCTCTCTACCGGCGAGCGTGACTCAAAACTGGCGGAAGGATACGGCTATCGTGTTATGGGGAAGAGCTGGACATCGAATATCAGGTCACTGTTTAGATATAATGTCCCGGATGCCTCGGATATAGTAGAGGCTCGAGTAAAAGAGCTTTCTGCTCCCACCATTATTCCCTCCACCAGGCTTACCCAGAAGCAGCACCAGAACTTGGATATCATACGTTTTCTAACCGCTAACTGCCCATCATGTAGTTATGAGGGCAGGAAACCCGTGATCGAGGTCGCAAGCATACGACCGGATCCACGGATTCAGGAGGTTGTGCTAGGGCTATGCGATTATGACGGGGGTAAAATCTACGTTGTACCTTCAGTATTGAACACTGAAGAAGACACGATAGCTACTTACTACCACGAGATGGGACACTGGGTAGGCGGCGAGATAGCTATTGACGGCTCGATGAGCCATACCTAAGCAGTGCAGAGAATAGCTGCCCGGATATCGCTCCTGATGAGGCAAAAGACGGCTGATATTGATAGGATCTTGGGCGTTAAAAAGGCCCCTGCGCCCGCAGCTGCCCCGGCCTTTGTCCAGGCAAGCCAGGCGCAGCGATCGAAGCCTGAGATGACTAAGGGCAGGTATAGGTAGATGGAGGCGATATGAGAGATCTGACTGCGAATGAGAATGAACTGCTCAAGCATGTGAGTAAGATGGGACACTGGCAGAGCTATGAGATCGTTAGAACTGAGTCAAAGGAATACGACTTGTACATCAAAGGTGCGTCTAAAGATAGCTCCAGTGCTACGAAGGGCACCACCTTCATATCCTGGCTGCCACTGGCTACTCTCTCTGTTATGAACTGGGCAGCCCCGGATATCTGGGAACTGAATAATGCTTATGGGGTGAAGGGCTTTACTCCACCTGGAGGGCCTGATTGGAGTGGAATCCGGGATAGTTCCACAGAGACGATCTGGAAGATGTTTGATATAGCCCTCTGGCGGCTGGGGATCAAGAAACGTAAAGGGCCAGAAATGACTAAGGGCCACTTCGGGAGGTAAGAATGGGAAGAAGCTCGAGAGATATTGATATCCCTGCTGCCATAAAGCTGGCTAGGACAGGCAGGCTGGAATCCTGGTCGACGGGCTTGCTGCAGCGGATAGACGAGAGGAAGGTTGTCCGGGCAGAGCTGTTTGATGATGGGAAGGTGGCCCTCTATTACCCCGACCCCAAGAGCCCCCATGGGTACCGGGGGAAAGGGGACAGAGAGCTTTTCCAGGAATTCATTTTGCCGAAGAAGAAATTCACTTATACCTATGTGCCCTGGAACAGCGCGATCCCTGGCCACCCGGACCTCCCCTTCGTTATGTCCCTGGGTACCATCCGGACCGTGCCGGAGAATTACTATGTAGCCGATGTCTACAAGGATCTTTCCCTCATGTTCGACTCAAGGCTGGAAGCGGCGACGCGGAATGTCGACAGGGCCTCCGTTAGGAAATGGTGGGAGCAGAACAAGCCCGAAATGACGAAGGGCAAGATGGGGAAGAAATGAAGCCCGATATCTTCAGGCAAAGCGCGGGAAGCCACTGATGAGCTATAACTCGAAAAATGTCAGGGCCAACGTGTGCCACAAGATTTACATGGCCCTTCTGACCGAAGAGAGGCGCAGTCAACCCGGTATGGCCTTGTCTCAGCAACAGAGTGAAGATATAAGGCTCGATACCGAAAGCGTCACGGATCTCATCGAGCAGGAATACAGCAGCAAGGGGGGAGCTGGCGCCCTCTGGCTGGACCGCATGCTCAAAGATCTCAACTGGCTGGCCGATATCCAGGAAAAGGCCTGGGCGGTTCAAAAGGAAAAGAAAGCGGCAGCGAAAAACTGGCTCTGGTCCCAACAGGGCTGGGCCACTGAAGCTCAAGCCAAGGCCGTTGCCACCAGGCTCCGGGTGGAGAATTACGTGGTGGAACCAGGCTATGAAAACAAAGCCTGGAGGCTGAAGGTAAGGATCGATACCATTCCGGAGAGCACCCGCCAGGCGCCCCATGCCGTGCTGTGGGACGCAATAAAGAAAGCTGAGGGGAAATCTCGATGAGCGGGAAAGGGCGCATTGTCGGAGTCGGTAAAACCTCGCCGGTTTGTCTGCCGGCACGCTGTAGCCATACAGACCATCTTTTCGGCAAGGCTATGAGGTGCCCGCTACCCTGCGCCCCCTTCAAGGCGGTCTGCCCGGCTCATTCCCTCCCGGAGGCCCCGAGACCCGACGAGTTTGCCCGGGCAATCCGGATGTGCCTGGAACAGGAGAGGAGAAAATTCTGATGCCTAGAATCTTTCAGGAGCCAAACTATGGCGTAACAGAGAGGTCCCTGGAGTGGGTGCGCCGTTATAAGTCTGATTTGGGCCCTCTCTTCCGGATTCGTTGCTTTATCCATCCCCACCGGGTTGCTGGGCTTGAAGGTGACCAGTGGGTAGAGTTTGAAGATCAAGCCGGCAATAAGATAATCGCTACCGGTTTCGGATGGGGATATCCGGGGACTGGACCAGCCGGCCTGGCCAAGATCCTGCGTGAATTGGGAATTCAAGGTCAAATTATTACCACGGCGCGTTGGCTTACTCAAAATAGCGAGTGGAGAATCGATATTAAGGAGAATACTGCCACCGTGAAACTCAAACAGGAGATGACCGGAGGGGAGAGCAGCTGGGAGATCATGGGTTATGTCAGGTATTCGGCAGGAGATTGCAGAAGATGACTGTCGAGATCCGGAAAAGACAGGTAGGGGTTACCGACCGCTGGATAATCGAGGCGGTCGATGGCAAGCAGGTCCGGAACGAGCTGGATATCGATTTCGCCCTGGCCGGCAATCCTGCAGTCAAAAAGTACATCCCTCCGGACCAGCTCTGGGTGGAGATGATGTCAGACAAGACGGAGTGGCCCTGTTTCATTGTCCACGAGGACTGGGAGGATGGCCGCGTAGACCAGGGTATGCCGTATGAAGTAGCGCACGAGGAAGCCAACGTCCTGGAGAGACTGTGCCGGCAAGGGAAAATGGAGCTGACGGTATTCAGGCCGGGATAAGGAGGGAGAAATGGCCCAATATTGCATGTTCAAGCAACCTGAGGTTATTGCTCGGCAGAAGGAATGGGAAAAGAAGACGGATGACGAGATCCGCCGCCAGATGGAGAAGCTGAATCTTGACAAACCTTCGGAAGAGGAGCGATACAAGGCGGCAGTAAACGTCTTGATCTCTCGGGGATGGGGTGTAGAAGTGAAGCGGCGGCCCTCGTCGTATAAGCACAAAACTGGCGGCATGACCATACACCACGAAGGATTTGTGCTGGCTTTCCACCGGCCAAAGGTGGAGATGACCAAGGGACATAATAAGTAACTGGAGGGTGACATGAAATGTGATCTCAGCGCACCAGCGGAGAGCTGTGAGTGCAAGAAGCTGCTATGCAAGGCAATGGCCGAGGCATTGGAACATGAGGCAGAAGAATTCCGAGATTATGCTGAAATAGCTCGGAAGGCGGGCGGCTTCCCGGGAACAGCACAGCCGAGGCCTTCTTTCTCTGCGGATGAATACCATAGCCTTGTCAGGGAGCTGGATGCTCAGAAGTTCCTGCGATGGGGTATGGTCAATGCCCATGGTTTGCTGGTAGGCGATTACAATAATCTCTCGTATGCCCAGAAGATGAGCGAAGAGATACGGATGGGGCAACAGAAAGACCAGGCCACGCCAGCAAAGCACGCAGCAGAAGCCCTCGAAGGCGCAGCCAAAGCCTTGAGACAGGCGGCTGCCTTTGGTTTTCTCAACTGTATCCAGGAGGCATGAGCTTGGACCCGAAAGATTTACTGCCTGCATCGCCCCGGGATGGCCCGCCTCTGCCGAAAGGACTGGGGGTCAAATGGTCTGGGGGAAACCCCCAGACCTACGAAGAGTATCGGGCCTATGAAATGAACAGGCAGGAGATTATCAGTAGAAATCGCTCCCGCCGGCTGCGCGGGCTGCCGCTCCTGCCCCAACCTCCGAAGGTGGCACCTCCCAAGAAACGCGTTGTGTATAGCCGTGAAAAGGATGGCAGCCTTACTTACGAAGGCACTCTGCGAGAAGGGGAAGATGTACCCGAGGGGATGGTTCTCAAGTTGGAGGACTATTGAACGAGCTGGTATCGCCCTACGTCGGATATCGAACTGACGAGTTCCGGGGCATAGGTGAAGGAAACGAGGATCTCCTGGAAGTCACCCGGCATGAGATGAGGGAGCTGGGGAACCAGGATATCCCCTATACCCTGATACACCGGGGCGCTATCAGGAGCACGAGCGGAGTGAATGACTACCTCCTCCAGCTCTACAAGAGCAGATACAGAAAGTGTGTCTGGCTCTGCGACTCCATGGAGCACCTGATAAGCAGCTACTTTGAGCCTCCAGAGAAGCCCGAAGTGGTGACCAGGTGGGCGTTCTCCCCTGGGACGTGGAAGATCATCTCTGACCTCGGAGAAGAGGGCAAGCTGATAGCCTACCTGGGCGATCCCCTGGTGACTGAAGTGCCCGTACCTCGCTAAGTCGCAAAAACCGCCCCTATCTCCCAACCTGACCTAATCCCTTGCCAGAAGCTCCAAGCCCCTATCTTGCCCTTGTAGATCGAGCCACAGGTAGGAAGTTTTAAGAGGCTAGAGTAGAGTGAGCTGATTGCTTTGTTTGGGAGACTCAGCGCCCAGAGATAACTGGCAGGTGCCTTTGTTTATGAGGTTCAGGAGATATTGTGCATCCCTGTAGGCGCTTTTGCCGACATGCTGCCGTTTATTCCCCGGGTTCATCTTGTCCCGTAAGGCGAGGATCTTCTTGAGGTCTTCTCTTGTGAGAGGGCTTTTCTGCATGAGATCGAGGCACTGGCTCCAATACTGAAAGGTCTCCTTCTTCTTAGTATGAAGAGGGTGATTGTTGAAGAAGTCCCTGAGTACCAGACACTCCGGTAATGAAGACACTATATAGGTTGCCCTGGGCCACTTCAGCTTCCCATACCCGCTTGTATATCCCTTGGAATCTGGGACACGCCCGACGCCCAGCTCCTGGCATATCTCATGCAGTACCTTCCGATCTGATTTAGATAGCCAGATGCAAAATACTGGAGTGACAGTAAGCCTGAAGTTCTTCTTGTTCTGAGCTTGACACTTAATACTGAAGCAGCCCTCACCATCACAAAAGCCTGAAATCCAACCAGCAATCATGCTTCAATTATAAAATTCTAAATAGTCTTTCGCAAATCGGAAAATGGATTTGCTCATCTCAACGGAATTACGAAAGACATTAGTCCACTAATGACTTGACTACTTGCCTCGTATGTGATAAACTGGCAGGGTTGAAAGTGAGGCGCAAAAAATGCAAATTTGCAAAAAAAATTGAACACGAAATGAGCACAAAAATCATCGAATGAAAGTGAGGGACAATGAGACAATCAGCTACAAAAACAAGCACAGTTAAGCACGTCAAGCCAGTGAAGCCGAATTACAAGGCAATAGAGCGGGATACTCAGAAGCGAGCCATACCGCCACTGAGGGACATAGCTAAGATGTTCGCATCTGCGCTACCTCTAGAGGGTGATGCGTTCGGGCAGATGGTAGATACCATCGAGGCGCAACTGACACGCATGACCAAGAGAGACAAAACTAACTTGCTGGCCTTACAAACTGCGTTCATATTCGCCCACAAAGTTCCTCGTCAAAACCGTGAGGATGTATTCCAAGATATCTTCCTCGCCTTGTATCAGCACAAGGTTACTGACAACGGGCTGGCTTATGCCATAGCCAGAACAGACTGGGTTGACTGGTGGCAGTCATACAAGATTCGCTCGCACTACTCGCTTGACAGTGTAGCGAATCAAGACACTGGTGACACGTTCGGGGATTTGCTCGTGGGTGTATGTGACTTTGAAGCGCAGATATGCGGAAAGATCAACGGAGATCGACTGCTAGAGGCATTACCGCAGCGTATCAGAGGCATTGTGCAAAAGAGACTTGACGGACACGCTACAAACAAGCTGGAGCAATCTCAGCTAAGACGTTTTGTCGCTACTCGTCCTACAATCCTCGCTCAGTATTCAAACTGAGCGTGGATTATGTCAACCTGACCTCAGCGATTAGTTAAGTGTGAGGGGTGGGGATTTGCTCCCACCCCTTACTCATGCCCATGTTTCGGCATGGGGTGGACAACTTAATACTGTCAGGGGTCATACTACTAACCTCGTTGGCTAGGAAAACGGCCTTACTCCCGCACACGTTCCTCTTGGGGATGGCCAGGGCGACTTGTCGCCCGGCGGGAGCGGTAAGGTGTCATGCTAACTTCTGGCGAGGGATAGGGCAGACAAGAGGGATACGTGCCTGAAGGTGCGACTTCGGGTCTACGGTGGAAACACGCCCCTCACAGGACAAGCCCCTAGCACCCTAGCTGTGCTGGCGCAAGCCAGTTACCTGACGGTCAACGGACAGGGATCGGCCTGACCTAAATCAGCCAAAAAACGTCCAAGCTCAGACGTGAAACAGAGTGAAGGGTGAGTCTTAGCCAGCACTACCCACCCAAAACCAAAGGGAGAAGTGGCTCGGTAGTGAAGACCGCAGCACGGCTGTGCTCCAAGCCCTAGAGCAAGAGCACACAGCGCAGTCCTGTACGGCCTCATGCTGCTCTCCAGCAACCCCAGTAGGGGCAATACTGGAAACAAGAGCACAAGGGGATAGGGCGGGATCGGGGCGGTAAGCAAGCCCCAAAGGCTGTAACCGACTGCGGTAATTCGTTCCCTTCATAGTCCTGAATGATCTACCGTGGCAACTCGTGGACTGTTGCATAGGACATAACTCTGAGGCACACGCTCCCTGCCCCAGCAGGGGGCACTCACTTCAAAACTTGCTTCGGTTTGTTTTGCTGTGACCGATGTGAGTCAAACCACGATTTGACTCACAGGGTCAAATCAAAACGGAAGGCGGTGAGAACCATGACCATGATAAACCAGAGACGGAAGTGCCTTATTTGTGAGGTTCGGCCTCGCTTTGACGGCTCTCCGTACTGTAGGCCATGCCATGACGGTTTGAGCAAGGCCAGCAACAGACGGACGGCGGGTGATCCAGTGAAATTCCTTGTCTATCAGGGCAGCGTGGTCGGGCTGTTCCCGAACGGTAAGACCACAGAGGACGGACAGCCGCAGTTCTCTCCTGTTCTTCTCAAGAGAGACCCTGAGAAGCTCCCGAAGGGTAAGACCCTCGACCTGAACACGTACCTAGAGGGGTACACACGAGCACAGATCAAGAAGCTCAAGGCAGCGCACAGACAGGCAGTAGCCTGCTGAATATCGGAAAGGAGAGTGTACCGTGGCAGTAGCGACAGCGAAGAAAGCAAAGGGCGCAAAGGGGGACAAGCCGAAGGCGGAGAAGTATCCCGTCAACCAGCTCATCGTCCTGTCGGCGTACAAGAAGACCTTCACATCAGGGAAGGACGGCTTCTTCGGGCAGGTGCAAGACCCTGCAACTGGAGATCGCTTCCAGATCGTCGGCGCAGTCAAGATCAGCAAGAACTAGGTCAACCCTGACCGCTTCGGGCGCACCTCGGTATGCGCCCGAATGGTGAGGGCTGAACGCAGCCTATAACGGAAGGAGTGTGCAACTGTGGAGAACGTAGTCCTGAAGAGAACAGCCATCAAAGGGGCACTAAAGTCTCGTGCCGCCCTGCGGAACGAGAAGCTCACCGAAGAGCAGATGGAAGCCTTCGTCAAACAGGTAGAGGCGAAGCTGCCTGGGTGGGTGGAAGATCAGGCCAAGCGGTACGTAGTAGCCAGCTAGTCAACCCTGACTTCGGGCATCTCTCCCGATGTGCCCGAAGATGAGGGCTGAACGGCCAGCCAGCAGATAGAGATAACCCTCTCTAACTCTGGCTGGCGTAAGCCTCTACATCCGCCTGGCGGGACCGCCGGATCTCACCGGGCGCCGTAGGAAAGGGGGCAACGTGCCGTTGATCTGTATTGAATGTAACTTTGAAGCCAAGGATGGTAAGGCTCTCCAGAAGAAGGGGGGCAAAATCATCCTGTCTCGTGGCCTTCGGGCTGTCTGTCCGAACGGACATGATATGGGGGCTTTCGACCCCACGTATATCTCGAACAAGGAATTGAGGAAGGGGGCGTTGACGCTGGGGAGTTTCGGGGGTTCGTAGCTGGCCTCTCTTTCGCCTCGGCGCAGCGACCCCTCTCGGAAAGGGGGAGATATGGAAGCAGGGTTAAATCTCGGCAAGTTCAGGCCGTTTGTCGGGGCTGAGGGGATAGAGGCTCGATATGCGCCCTTCGGCGCAACCGTGTCAATCGGCGATGACGAGGAGACCAAGCAGACCAGGGTGCAGTTGAACATCTACCTCGTATTCGGTTTCCTGTCCTTCGGGATAGGAATGGTAAATTCGGAGAAGGAGTGAGAGATGGACGGGATGGAACTATTGGCAGAGCTTGAGGAAGATTGCGTAAAGGAACTCCACTATTCGGCAAAGAGAAGACATCTGCAACCCTGAAATTATGTCAATTTGGCCTCAGCGATCAGTAATATAGGGAGATTTTCTGCCTTCCCCACAGACTCCTGTCGATTTGGCCTCTCTATGTTCGGCTCTTGAGAGTCTGGCAGGTTAGCAAGCGATGAGACCACCTTCCGAACTGGTGAGCACCAGCTCTGCTATCCGATACAGGAGTCGGTGGGGAAGGCAAGACGAGGTGAATATGTCAGCAGCAAAGAGCATTTTGGAAGAGGTAGCTCTGCGGGAGTTCGGGGCGATAACAGAGGAAACCCTTCGGCTGGCTACGCCCATAGCTCAGGCGGAGCTGGAAGAATTAGAGCGGAAAGCAGGGTATCCCACCAGGGTAGGAAAGGGGGCTGTTCATGCCGATCTATGTAGTGGCCGACAGGGAGCAAACCTGCACTCACTGTCAGGGAACGATTGAACCTGCGTGCTCAGAGGAAACTCTGCCAGAAGATGCACGCCTGTGTAGGGCAGGGTACGTCTGGACAAGGCCAGAAGATCAGAAGGTGATGGATCAGTGTCCTGACTGCCAGTTCTTCCCTGAGAACTGTGCGGAGAGCAAACAGACACCCTGCCAGTATTGGGCAACGTAAGCAACCTCATGTCGAGTGACAGAGGAATAGATAGAGAAGGAGCAGGAGTTGAGAGAATGAAAGCATGGCGAAACACGGCAATCGTTATGGGAGTTATGACCATCCCTGTGAAGCTGTACTCTGCTACAAGCGATCACGATATGGAGCGGCATAATCTCCACGCCAAAGACGGCGGAAGGGCAAAGCAGGGAAGCAAATTCTGTAGCAAGTGCAAGGCCGATTTAGATGATACGAACACGGTGAAGGGCTACGAGGTCGGCAAGGATAGAGATATCATCCTGACTCCGCAGGAGCTTGCCACCATCAGCCTCAAGTCGGCCAAGGCAGTTGAGATCGTGGAGTTTACCGCCAGTGACAAGGTTGACCCACGGATGCCTGAGAATCACTACTTCGTTGCACCAGAGGACATGGGGAAGAAGGGCTTCTCCATCCTGCTGGAGACGATGCAGGACACGGGGCTGTTTGCCATCGGCAGGGTAGTCTTCAGTGAGACCAAGGAGACCCTTGTCCTGATGCGACCCTTCGGCCACGTCCTGATGCTGCACACGCTGGCATGGGCTGATGAGCTGAGGGATGCCTCAGAGCTTACCGATACCACCGTGGCAATCTCCGACAAAGAGCGTGAGCTTGGCAAGATGCTGGTGGAAGTTATGGTCGGCGATGGTGACATTAGCAAGTTCCACGACCAGTATCAGGAACAGCTCAGGGCTTTGATCGAGACGAAGGGGTTGGGCGGTGTCATCGAAGTCCAGCCAGAACGTACTGAGGAACAGGTGGCGGCTGTGGATGCAGCGGAGCAGCTCCTGGCGAGCATTGTGGCGGTACAGAAGAGTCAGAAGAGCAAGGGCACAGTTCTCCGGGCTGGCGAAGGGGAAGTCCCCACGGAGTTGGAGCCTGAGTTGTCGCCCAAGCCGAAGAAAACGGCCAAGGCGAAACGCTCTGCCAAAACAGTAGCAGCTTAGTGAGACTAGACTGCGTTCGGATTGAGCCTAGCCCTTTGCGCTAGGATTGAGCCTGACCCTCTAGCCTCTCACGTCAGGGCGAGTCCGTAGACACCGTGTCATTGACACAGATGCCAGCGGAACGCCCTGCGGTGAGCGACTAGCTCGAAAGGGGGTCTATATGGAAATACCTGTCGTAGTGCAGGCTTCCAGTCTCGCCTATCCTCTGGAAGAGGAAGACTTCTTTGCGGAAGAGCGACTCCGCAAGGAGATGGGAAATCAGGAAGCCCGCCATCTGGATGATGGCGATGAGTGGCCTTGCCAGCATCTTTCTACCAATGGGGGTGGGCTATGAATCTACCGATGAAGTGCCAGAAGCAGAAGAAACCCTTCAGCTCCAGCCGACATCTCTTTGAGCCAAAGGTGGACGGTTGGCGGTTGAGGATGGTCACCAAGACAGAGTATGGTCAGGTCGAGCTGGATGGAGAGGTGGCTGTCCTGGATGCCCAGGGCGTGCCCCGCCTTCACCTTGTCCAGCAAAGAGGACAGGACGATCCCCTGTTTCTCAAGACAGCCATGCGGGATTACCCCGCCCTGTTCTTTGGGTTCGATATCCTTCAGTGTGGGGGCAGGGGTGATCTACACCTGACTCCCCTCAAGACTCGAAAACGGATACTGACGGATATTTGGCCTGCTCTGAGGAAGAACGGCGTTCATCTCTACAGCAAGAACGGGCATGATATAACAGGCCGCTTCCCTGAGCTGGGCGATCCCCGGAATTGCAAGCTCCTGTCCTGGGTTGAGGGAGATGGGGAAGCACTTTTCGAGAAACTCTGTCTTGCTGGTTGGGAAGGCGTGGTGGGCAAAGAGCTGGAGTCGCCATACCTCTACGACAGCAGGACGAAGCTCTGGATCGCCTCCAAGAGGCCGAAGATCGAGGGGGATTTCGTCATCTGCGGTGCTACCCTGGGCAAGGGAAACCGTGAGGGCTTGGTCGGCTCCCTGATACTCGGAGAGCCAACGTCTAGGGGACTGATCTACATGGGAGAGGCCGGCACAGGACTCGGCTTCGCCGATCTGCGAAGGTTGACCGAGAAGCTGTCCCGCAAGGATGCCTGTCCCTTTACTGACAGGCCGAAGATCGACGGATTCTGGTTCTGGTCTGCGCCCACAGTCAAGGTGGAGATCGCCTATGTCGAGCGCACCAAGGATAACAAGCTGCGGGAGCCGGTGATAAAGCGCCCGCCGATGTGAAACGCTCTGAAAGTGGAGATGAAACGAAGGGGGTGAAGTATGACACTGGTACAACTGCTGGACAAAGCCAACGAAGGGTATGATGACCATTTCCTGTCCGAGTTCTACAACAGGAAGACCGGCAAATTCAAGCCGAGGGCCAAGGGGGATGGGCTGGCCCGCTTCATCGTTCTGGAGATCATGCAGACCTTTGACGAGAAGGCTAAGGATGCGGACCAGCTACAGGAAGCACTCAAGCTGATGGAGAACGCCAGGGATGATGTCCAGAGGGTAATTCAGGCCCTGGAACAATATACGTGAAGGGGTGACGTGATGATTTATCATTATGAGCACCGCTATCCAAAAGAGATGAAGATGGTGCCTGGTTCAAAGAACAGAGTACAAGTGAATATCAAAGGGGAGAAGCGTGAGCAGTGCCTGCATTGCGGTAGCTTAAGATCATGTGAACATGATCTATGAGGGGTGAGTACATGATGGAATTATTTTGTGACGGATGTGGAGAGAAAATTGAGCAGGGGCAGGCGGTTGCCCGACATCTGGCCATATTCCGGCGCGCTTCAGTGTAGTCCCCCCCTCGTCAAATTATGTCAACTTTGTCTCAGCGATCAGTAATATAGGGAGATTTTCCTCTCCAGTATATGACTAGCAGTAATATCGCAGAGGTGAGCAGGGCTGGTATAAAGCCTTCACCCCTTCGGAAAGCCCCATCCAGAGAAAATCCTCGTCTCAGCTGGCCTCCACTCGACCATCTGAAATAACCGAGGTCTCGTGGATGGGGCTAACTGGGTTGTAAGGGTCTTCAGATAACAGAATCAAAATTTTGGAAAGGAGCGTGAAAGACAGATGAAGGCAACCCTGAAAACTGCTGACCTGTTGGGCGTGCTCAACAGAGTCAAGCCCTGCTTAGGGAAACGGGAACCCTATGCAGCGTACCACCTGGCCACCGCTGACGGTGTAGTGCTGGTCATCGGCAACGGCGGCGATTCTGCCCTGATGGGTAAGATCAAGGCAACCATAACCAGCAAGGGTGAGACCACCCTGCCTCCGGGAGCAGTGGAGTTCCTGAAGGCACAAGCCTCTGCCACTGTGACCGTCTCCACCGTACACAAGACGGAAGAGAAGAAGGTCATGGGCCAGGGGCATTGGGAGAATGGTCACTACGTGCAGGGAGAAGAGGCGCTTCAGACAGTCCACACCTGGAAAGTGAATCTGGAAGCCGGCAACTCCCGCATCTCCTACCCTGCGGCAGATCCCAAGGATATCCCGGAGCTGCCCATGCCCCTCAAGACGCTGCCCAAGCTGGAGCAGCCTCTAGTGCTGAAGGACTTCGGCGCTGCGCTCTCTGAGGTGTCCTATGCCGTAGCAGCCAAGAATGACTCACGGCCTATCCTGACCTGCGTTGCTATGGCGCCTGATGCCAAGGGTGTGGCTCTGATAGCCAGCGATGGATTCCGTCTGGCCAAGACATCCATCAAGGGCAGTGTTCCCTCTACCTTTGCCGTCGACGGCGACCTGTTAGCTATCTTGCAGAAGTTCGGGAAGACCAAGTTCTCCTGCAAGAAGGTCCAGATAGCTAAAGAGAGGGTACAGTGGGTGCTCGTCTTCGAGAGCGACGGCCTGACGGTAATGACCTGCAATGCCGGCGACTTCCCTAAGTGGGAGAAGTTCATCCCCGAGCATACCCGCAGGGCGCTCCGGGTGGACAACCTTGAGTTCAAGGATGCCATCAGGACAGCGATATCGGCTGTCGGCTCGCAGGGCACTATCCGCCTGATCGGAAAGGGCAAGACACTGAGAGTGATCGGCCTCTCCGACCAGACACAGGCAGAGGTCAAGATCCCGTCCAAGGGACGGATACAGCAGGCTTATCAGGCCAACCATCTGCTGGCTGTTCTCAGCAGAGTGGGAGAGAGGGTGGATATCCTCCATGACACGGAAGCCAAGGATGGGAAGCCGACTCCTGCCATTGTGCGGAGCAACGGCAGCACCCACCTGATGTGTGCCCGTGAGGTTGCGGAATGGACCAAGGCTGACGTCAAGGCAGAGGTTCAGGCTCCAGAGGTCGAGGATCTGGAAGAAGTTCCAGCCTAAAGGTAGTTTAGTCAATAGGCTAAGGAAGGAGCATCATCATGATAAAGTGGGACCCTGTTCTAGTGATAGACAGATGCAATGAGGCTGAGGCGATACTGGCCGAAGCCCTCCCCATCATCCAGAGAGCAGCCGCGAAACTTGAGGAAGTGGGGCAGATCCAGGGCATGCCTCAGTACATCACGCAGCCGGTGGCCAATGCCAGGGCTTCGGTCGAGAACTGCGGGCGCAGGACCAAGCAGGACATCGAGATGGTTCGGAGTCATGTGCCCAAGAAGGAACTGGAGCGATGGCGCTTCAAGGGCAAGGCGACGAGTCTCGGCCTTAAGGTCGTGCCCGGCACCAAACCGTACCAATACCACCCTCCCCGGGATACCACACCAGGATTCGACGGAACACGGCAAACGTCCCTGGTCGGGCGATGACCGCCCCGGTAGCGGAGATCAAGAACCTCAAAGCGTTTCCGAAGTTGCTCCATATGACCCATGGAGAGGACGGCGAGCGTGAGTGGTGGGACTGGCATAAGGACAGCAAAAAGGTAGTCATACAGCGCCGCATCAAGACCCCGAAGACCACTTGGACAGTGTACTTTCTCAATGGGGGAGAGATCGGCTGTCTATATGAAGACGATACGATGAAGAGGTCTGTCGGCGGTGAAGTTGAGACGTGTGTCTCTGCGTTGGCAGAGCTTGGCTTCAAGGTCGTTTTCCCTCAATCCCTGTTTGACAACGACAGGGACTGAAACACGGTTGAATTATGTCAACCTAGGCTCAGCGATTAGTAATATAGAGGGTTTTCCTCTGTGGAAAGGAGCTTAGTGAGTCCAGAGTTTGTAAAGAAACTCGCTCAGTGGCGCAACCGGCACAAAGAGAGATGGGCCAAGGCTCTGCTTTCTTCTCCGATTCAGACCACCATGAGAAGGATAGTCCGCCCCGAAGGCGTACTCCTCATCATGGGCAGCCGGAGATCGGGGAAGACCGGCCTGGCCATGGAGATCATGGACGATTTCCACGACCGCAAGAATATCCCTAGTGCGGTGTGCTATCCGCAGGAGCATAAGAAGCTGAAGAAGCTCCTGCCCCGGTGGGTCAAGGTGGTAACAAGGCTCAAAGACCTGCCTCCCAACTCGATCTGCGTTGTGGACGAGGCCTCACAGGTAGCCCATGCCAGACGGACTTCCAGCGGAGCTGCGGTTGATCTGGATGCGCTGGTGGCGATCTCCGAGCAGAAGCACCAGTTGATCATCTTCATCACCCACCATTCCAGGAAGTTCGACATCAACGATGTCCACGGTTCCGACATGATCATCTGGAAGATGCCAACGCTGGCCGATACCATGTGGGAGAGGGAAGAGCTACAGATGTATGTGCTGCGGGCCTGGGAATTTTTCGAGGCTCTGCCGCATGCCAGAGAGTCAGGGAAGTTCAGCCTGCAACAGCTTAAGGCCTGCTACGTCATGAACCTCAAGCGGATGGAGTTCTACACCTTCAAGAACGGACTCCCGAAGTGGTGGACGAATGAGCTGAGCACGGTCTTCAAGCTGTTCGAGGATCTGGACCCGAACGGAAAGGGGGCGGTCAAGGCCAAGGAAGTTGAAGCGAAGGTAGTCAAGCGGAAGAAGAAATCAAGGAAGAAGGAGGCCAAGAAGAAGCGATGACCAAAGAAGAAGTAATGCAAAGCATCGGGAGAGTCGCCGACCTGAAGCCCCGGGTAGTGGACTCGGCCACTCCGAGGGTTGTCATGATCGGAACGGAGCAGCTTGCCATCAAGCCGTCCTCCGGCTCGAAGTCAATCCCGCTCTCAAATGCGGGCTCTGATAGCCTGATGCACCTCGTGGGGATGTCCAACAAGATGCGCAAGGATCTCAGTGGTGGGACATTCCTCAAGGCAGCCAGTGAGCTGCTCGCCGCCCAGGGCCAGTTTGTTGTCCTGACAAAGGATGACATAGGCCATGATTTTGTGGGCGGGAAACACTACCACGCAGTTGACCCGGAGAGGGCGCTGCGCACTATGGAAAGCCTGGAGATCACGAATTACCACCGTTGCTATCCGCTGGCAGAGAAACGGGCAGTGGTGATCGAAGCTGTCGGGCCGAGGATAGAGAGCGTGGTGGTCGGAGACAGGGTTCAGGCTGGCGTTCAAGTCTCTTTCAGCCCCTTTGGGGTTATTGCGCCGGCTGTCTCGTCCTTCAGCCTGCGGCTGGTCTGCACCAACGGTGCCGCAATCCAGGAAATTGAAGACACGTTCAAGGATACCGGCGGCAGCCGCGATGCGAACGGGTTTTGGGACTGGTTCAGGAAGAACGTCAAGACGGCCTATAATGAGATCGGCCCTATGACGGAAAGATTCAAGGGGATGCGAGATCACCGGATTACTCCGAAGGACAGGGCCGGTGCCATCGAGGGGATCATCCGGCAGGGACACCTTGAGGAACTGTCTGAGGCTATCCACGCCCGGGCTCTGCAGGAGCCGCCCCACAATGCCTGGGATCTGTTGAATCTGGTCACCTGGGCTGGCACCCATGCTTCAGGGGGTGACTATCAGCTGGTCCGCAGGGCGAACAAGGCAGCGACAACGTTCTCCACAAACGTCAGTGTTCACAGGGTCTGCCCTCTGTGCAACTCACAGAACTAGCTCATACAGTCTGGGCCATTCAGAGAATGACTCAGACGTATGGCCTGGTCGCCAGGGCCGAGTGCGGTAGACCGATATTCGCGCGTGGGCATGACCGTCCGGCCCTGACGCCTGGTCGCTGGCTGTGTGTGCGAGGTGTAAGAAGATGAGTCTCCTTACGGAACAGCTTGACTCCTTCAGGGCTTAAAGCTCTGACAAAGCATAGGCCTTGGTCACAGCCAGCCGAAAGAGAGGACGAATGATCATCAGAATAGGTAAGTTCTTCCTGACTTGTCATCTCTGGTGGAGTGCCTGGTGTCTAGGAGGGGCAATCTATTCACTCGTGGTGAGAGACCACGTATGGGTAGGCATCTTTGGGGGGATGGGGCTCTACTTTGCCATTGTGAATTTGTTAAAGGTAGGCTCAAAACGAGGAGGAAAGAAGGATGAGGAGAAAGAAAGAGATCAAAGAGGCCCTTAAGCAGATAGCTGCGCTGGATGATGAGTGCCCGGAGAAAGCAAGGCATCAAGAGGGCCGGCTGTGCTTTGAACCCGGTCATGCTCAGAATAACAAATGGAGAGCTGTACTGCTATGGGTGCTTGGTAATCATCCGGCACCGTGGGGCGGTGGCGATGATCCAAACCCGCTGGCCACTCCGGGTGAGACTTACACCAGGTGGGATATCTCCCGCTTGGGAGCCGGCCTGGCACACGTCAGGTATGAGACCAACGACGATAACGATGACGGTGTCCCGGATCCAGGCCTGACCGTTTGGGAGCAGAATCTTACTCTGAAGACAGCCCTGGAGCTCTGTGGCCACAAGTCCCACACTGGCGCCTATGGGCAGCCGGTGGATGTCTATATCGATGGAGAGAAGCTCCTTACCTTCTCGTCAGGTGAGTAGGATGCGCCGCAAGCTCTACTTCACCCAGGTATTGGATGTGCAGACCGCTTGGGGACCAGCCCGCCATCTTGTGGTCGGGCGTTATGACGGCAAGCCCGGTATCTCCTGGGATGTTCTACAGGCTTTGAAGAATGAAATGCTTGGGCCTGATGCCTGCGCCGTGGAGTTTTTTCCTCCAGCGCATAAGGTCGTCGATGAAGTGAATAGACGGCACTTGTGGGAAGTGCCCAAGGATTTGGAGCTTCCCATGAGTCCGAGATAAGGAGGAGCATTTGCCGAAGGATTTGACGGAGAGAGCAACAGAAGCTACAGAGGCGGCCAAGGAGCAATTCTGGGCGTTGATCGCTCGAGGTTTCCGGAAGCCAAGACGGGAGACGTTGATCCTCTCTCAGCTATCAGGTTCGATGACGGTCTCGGATGCCGTCCGCGAATGGGTGCTGAACAACGTACCCGGGGCCAGCATCCAGCCGGCGCATCCGGAGTCCGAACCCATCCGCTGCCCGCAGTGCAGGGCTGACAAACAAGGTATGAAGAAAGAACCGCAGGTCATGACGTTCATCTACAAGGATTACCCGCAGAACAGCTTTGTGGCTCTGCTGGTCAGCCAGGGGCCCAAGAATTTTACTCTCAGGCTCAAGAGCATGTCTGAAGGTGGAGGCTGGCGGGAGGGTACCTGGCAAACCGAGAAAGTGAAATACATCCTCATCACCGGCGATCGCCAGGATCTCGTCGACATGGTGAAAAAGGCCAGGGCCGACCATGAGGCAGCCCATGAGAAACGCAGCAGGGACAGGCAAGAGGCGATACACGATTTTGAGTGCCAGTGGGACAAGGACCATCCCTACCCGCCATCCCTGGATATCCCGGGCCTTATCGCTCCCTATCTCCTAGTCCCTGGAAAGGCGGTGAATCATGATGGAAAAGCCTAAGGAAGAGAGATTCATCATCCACATGGTTATCATGAAAGAGCCCACGGTGCAGGTGCACAGCCACGGCATGGAGAAGGTCGGCCAGCCCAATTTCGTTATCATCGTCCCCTCTGTCATGGGCCGGTCGGCGGCTGAGATGCTGGGCGAACTCTGCCTTCAGGTGCTCGATAAGGGTGAGAGGTTTGAAATTAATCAGGTCTGCGACCATCCCTACTGGGGCTATTGGACCTTCGATGAAGCCGACCCGGAGCTGGTGAAGGCGGAAGGCGGGCACAAGCTCTGGAAGATTGTTCCTCTCCCCATCCCTGAGTGTGCTTGCCCCGAATGTCTACGGAAGAGGAGGAACTGATGGCCACAGAGATTCGCAGTAATGGCAGTCATTGGGCTGGAGAGGCCCCAGATACCATTGAGCAACTATTAGAGTGCCTCAGCAACCATGCCCTTGATAGGGTATTTGAGCAATGCGGCAATTTCTACGAGGTAGAGGGCGGCGGAAGTGTCCGATTCTTTGGCAACTTCCGGGATGTCTCCCATGTCTTCAACATAACATCGGATGATCCAGAGGTTACGAGGAAACTCATCAAGGCTATTGACCTCAACAGACAACGACCGGACTATAAGAGCCAACCAAAACCGAAGGCTGGCAAGGTACCATGAAGACTGCTCTCGACATTCCGGTTATTCTCGTGATGCTCCTGCTGCATTTGATAACCAATGGGATGGAGATTCTAGAGACAAGGCTGAATAACCTCAGCTCGCGCCTGGCGCTCTGGCGGCTGAAAGCCAATGACGCACTCGCAGACCTTGCCCTGGACCAGCACAAAGAGGATGTGGAGTACTGCAAATTTCTCCTGGAACACCGGAGAGAGAAGAAATTTCAGTGGGTGAATCTCTTAATACTTCTGGCAGGCCAACAGGCTGCCGGAGAGAAGGAGGCTACAGATGGCTTTGAGTGAAGAAACCAAAGCAGGACTGACGAAGCTATTCACTGGCTTCGGTGAGAACATGGGAAAGGGGCTCTGGACCTCTCTCACGTATCTCCCCAAGACCAAGACAGTGTACCTTCAGACTGCCCCGGGCGGGAAGACGGACTCCGTCGAGGTTATCGAGAGTGAGCCTCAATCGGGTGGCCACTGATGCCAAACAAGGGAAGTTGGCATAAAGGCAAATGTCAGAAATGTAGGGTGTCTTATAACTGGACAGGCGGGCCCAGGTTGAAAGACGCCAGGTGCCCCAAGTGCGGTGGCAGCCTGTCATGGGTGTCATGGGATGAAGGTGGCCGTTGGGAAGTGCTCCATGCTTAGAAAGTGAGGAACAATGCACAGATGGACGGATGAAGAGCGGGATATCGTCCGCCAGCGTTATGACGGAACAAGGGCATCGGCAGAGGCAATCGCCCGGGAACTGGGCGGCCTGACATTCCTCCAGGTCAGAGGGCAGGTCCAAAAACTGAAACTCGGCCATCCTTCTGAGAAGTGGAGCCCTGAGGATCTGGCGTTCCTACGTAAGAACTATGGGCTAGTTCCCGACGAGGTGATAGAGAAGAAGCTCAAGAGGACGCATAATTCCATCATCCTGACAGTCAAGCGGCGTTTGCAGATCAACCGCAAGTCGAACTTCTACACCGCCAGGGAGCTCGCCAAAATCCTCGGCATATCCTGCTCGAAGACCATTACGGAAACCTGGATGCCGCGCAAGTGGATCCGGGGAATAAAATCCCCTGTCCGCTGCGGCCCCAATATCATGTGGAGTTTCAAGGAAGAGGAGATCACCCGCTGCCTCAGAGCGCGGCCCTACCTGGTAGAGATCTCAGATATCCAGGAAGAGCATCTCTTCCGCTCGGTTGTCCAGGAGGAATGGGATAGAGACCCCTGGTATGGTCTTGAAGAGGCGGGGTATCTCCTGGATGTCGGCGACAATGCTGTAGTCAAGTATATCAGGCGGGGAGATCTGCCGGCAACGAAGAAGACCGGCGGCCCGTGGCAGGGCGTGTGGATTGTCCGGAGAAGCGCAATAGAGGAGTTTCTGAAGAACGACCGGAGATTCAAGGTCCATATGCAGAAGCTGGAAATGAGCCGGAAGGTCTTGAGGTTCGAAAGGGGAGAGGCCTGGATGCTCGGCAAACTCTGGCTCATCCTCTGTCCCGGCTGCCGGCGCCATGTCGAGGTCCTGGCCCCGAAGCAACTGGATTACAAAGAGATCGTGCCGAAATTTGTCGAGGCTTTCGTCAAAGGTGGCTGCCACCATGACGAGAGGGCATCATTGATAGACTGGAAATCTGGAGAGCCCAATGGAAAGGCCAAACTTCTCACAAAGCTGATAGATGAGCACCCTACATGGTCCGCTTCTCAGATAGTCAAAGAGGCAGAGAGAATTGGAGGTCAAATATGAGCTATCGTGTATTTTTCTCTATGTCGTCAGGCCTTAAAGAGCCTATTACCGTACCAAAGGGAACACTGAAAGAAATCCTTGATCGGGTTACACTGACTGAGGAGACATTGGGGTTTGAGGCTGAGCAATACCGAGACAACCCTAAGCACTGGAAAGGTACTACACCAAAAGAGGGTATATCCGACAAAGTGTTCTGTGAGGTTGCCGAGGAACATAATCGTTTCGTCAGATGGCTCCATCAGAGGCTCGCGGAATGTTCCAAAACTCCGCCTGCTGATGGCGAGGTTATTACTCCTGAGGATGCGGCTTCATTCTGGCATGGCCTTACCATCATTGAGGTCCCAGCCTATAGGTGGACGGGTGATTATTACCGCGCCAGGATGGATGCCATTTATCAAGCAATGAGAGGGCATGAAAGCGAGGGCATTATCTTCGAGAGTAAGCGGCTGACTCCAAGGCAAGCAGCCGACGTGATCAATCTTTTCAGCCCATTTCTCGACCTGACTGATTTACGTCTGGATGTACCGAAGGGTTGCGATCAACTAGCCTCATCATCCGATGGTGGCTATGTGTGGTGTGAGAAATGTGGAGCTGTCACTCCTGAATATGCTGAGGCTTGCCGGAAGAAAGGTTGCCCTGCGAAGGAGGAAGAGGATGCCAACGGCAATTTGTAAGAAGTGTCAGAAGACAACGAACTGGAGAAACCGGCGCGGGGTGAGACTCTCCGATATCCGGTGTGAGTGCGGTGGGGAGCTAACCAGGCGCGGCACGTCTGGTGTAAGAGCCCGAATTGCATACATCCTGAACAGAAGAGGGACTGCCGGCAGTGCCCTGAACATCAAGACCGCTATGAGGCATACTGATGTCAAGAACGTCAAGAACGTATACAAATGCCGACAAGAACGTACACCGGCAAAGCCTGGGCTTCGAGATACCGGAAACTCCCAAGAAGGCAGATCTCAAACCGGCTGAAGACCTGGCGGGTGTTTTCTGCGATCCGATAATAGTCATGCCCAACGGATGGGGCAACGATCTGCCCCCCGAGATCAAGAAGCAGGTGACCATGCAGCGGTTGCTCCGCCTGGCGCGAAGTGCAGAGCATCCTGAGGAGCTGGAACTGGCCACCGATGCCGAAATAGCCTGCTACATGTTTACAGTGACTATGGACCATCCGGTGCATAACGAATGGGTACAGATCTATATGTTCGTCATGACCCGCTTCATGGGGAGAAGTTCCCGGAAGACATGAAGGTGACCGAGCTCTCGCAGTATGAGGAAAGCATGCTGCGCGACCTCCAGCGGTGGATAGTCCAGCAGCAGTTAAAGCATCGCGCTGAGGCGCGGCGGGCTGAGAAGGTGAAGAAAGTGAGAGAGGTGCCGAAGGTGAAAGAGGCGCAAACAGCTATAGCATTTGATTTCAAGTAGGAGGAGGAACTGATGCCGAAGAGTGATCTATATGAGGGTAGCCAGCAGACTATTGTCTTGAAGAATGGGCGACCATTGCCCATAGAGCCAAGCCGCAAGCTCGCAAGCAAATCAACAGAGTTCAGTTGGTCTTATGGTGGAAGTGGCCCGGCGCAGCTCGCCCTGGCCCTGCTCTACGATGTCACCGGCGATGAAAAACTGTCCCTGGATCTCTTCCAGGACTTCAAGTGGACCGTCGTGGCCGGGTGGGGTGAGACCTGGGTCATCACCGCTGACGGAATCCGGAAGTGGATCGCAGCTAAGAAGGCCGGACAGAGTGAATAACCAATGTAAAGCTATGGTTAAAAGGGGCTATGGGGGAGTCTGGGGGAAGTGCAAGCGTGCCGCTGTGCCAGGTCAAAGGTTCTGTCAGCAACACATGAAGAAGCACAAAGGGGGTTGAATGGACGAGAACGAGAAAAAATTACAAGAGCTGCAGGAGTACCGGGATGCCATGATAAAAGAAGGCTATTTCAAAACTGCTGAGGCATTGATCATGTTTAAGCTGGAGTGCCGCAAGGTGGAAACTCTCATGGAGATCTCGAAGAGCCTGACCAGCATAGAGAACTGCCTATGGCGAGAGTATAGCGAGAAAAAGGTTCACTGAAAGGAGCTTATGTCTGAAATCGAACAGGTTCCCGAAAATGTGAGTGCGGTTATCCATTACGCTACCCGATCTGGCGCATCGGATATCTGCGGCCAGGTCAGAGGTACGTCTGCACTCAGTGTGCAGCGAAGAAATACAGAGTCACTGAGGCGATTACTCTGATGGCAGCCAACTTGGGCCTCCAGAAGTGCTTCACTCACTTTGGCAGCCCTCAGTGGATTCCGCCGCAGTCTCCCGGAGAAGCGATTATCTGTAACCGTTGTCCGATGGCGGATGCCTGCCAGTCGATGACCGGAGACGGTGAAAAGTTGGCCGCCACCTTTAAGGACTGCCTGACTCGCATCGGCCCGATGGATACTCACGAGATAGAGATGGCCTATGCCGCCTGGTGCAGGTACAACAGGCTGGAGCCTGGCGACTGGCTACACCTGGCCAAGTGGTTGGAATCCGGCCACCCGAAAGCGGATTACGCCCTGCAGAAGCTGGGCTTGAAGAAAGGGGGTGATTAAGAGTGAACAAGATACCCAAAGCTATAGAGACAGTGTTCCTGTTAAATGAGACCCATGATCTCATTGTCCGCGCGAGAGATCTGGGCCTCGGCATACCGTCGGAACAAGCGGATATTCTGCGTGCCGTCTCCCTTATAGAGAGCACCGAGAAGCATGCGACTCCCAGCAAGCTGGCCAGGATGATGACGAGGGCGCCGCATACCATGTCCGGGATGCTCAACCGCATGGAGGACAATGGCCTCGTCAAGAGGAAGAGGCGTGCTGACCCGAGAAAGAACATCATCTGGATCGAGCTGACCCCGAAAGGTCAGGAGGCCCTTAAAACGGCAGAGAATCAGCTGATTGCCGAAACGATCTTCAGCAGCATCGGAAGCGGCGAGCGGATGGAGCTGGTGCGGATACTGGAGAAGCTCCGGAATAAGGCGCTTCACAAGATCAAGGACCTCCAGCCTCTGCCATATGCCCTGAAAGGGAAGACATAGAGGTTGGAGCCCCGCCCAGCAGGTTACCGGGGGGAAGGCCTGTGGGCTTGTGGCCCAGGGCGGGGCTCCTCCCCGATAATATCAGCGGGATGTCAGTGAATGTCAATAGGCTAAGCTGAATTGCAAAGGTGAAATATGACACCAGGCGTTGGCCTGGTTTTTTTGTATAATTTGGGAGAGGTGATTTATGAAAATTGAAGAGAGAGCCGAGAGGTTAAAGAGATCTGCCGACCGCATGGAGAAGATGGCCAGGGAGGGATTTGACCAGTCGGGGAACGGCAAGCAGCCCAACATCCCCCGCAAGATCATCCGGAAGGAAGCTGCCATCCTGCTAAAGAGGACCATGGAGCTTTTCCTGGCCCTTTATGGTGAAGAGGTTGACTACAAGGATTGAGATGCCGTACAGAAAAGGCGGCTGGACACCTGAAGAGAAGGCCGAGGCGATTGGTAATGTACTAAAGGAAGCTGGCATTACCCTCCACCAGCCGAAGCAATGCCGATACTGCAATTTCTACAAGCGCAACACAAGATGGTGTAAGTCTCTTCATCGTACAGTCAGGCTAAGCGATGGCTGTCTAAATTGGGAGTTGAGAAAATGACTACGCGGGATGATTGGGAGTCTGCTGCCGGCAGAAAATGCGCCAAGTGCGGTCGGGAGGCTTACCGCCTGGTGAAAGGTATCTGTCTGCCCTGCTCCGGAGAGGAAGCCGATGAGGTCCAGCTCCTACGGGCAGTCGTTGAACTAGGTAAAGAGCTATCCGATGAGGATATGAAAATTGTATGGGAGTGGAACAAGGAACATCAGGTCTTCCTGGAAAGTCTTCAGGAGATCGCTCGAGCGCAGCACCTTACGTTTAATCCCAAGCTACATCTCAAAGAGTGGATAATCAGGCGGGTGGCTGCCGGCAATTTCTGTTTCACCCCGGGGCGGGCGTGCCCATGTCCACAACCGTCCGCTGTTCGCTGCCCTCTTCTTGTCCCGGGCAAGTGATAATCAGGACTTGCTCTTCCCTGTCTATTTCCAGCTTGCAGACTTGCCCATCATATTTGGCCGTGGGTACCTGCTCCAGCTTCTCGCTCTCGACAAAAGGGAATCCTTCCTCTGTCGTCACGTCAATCAGATCAAGCCCAACATCGCCAGGGATATTGGACTCAAAGCGTCCCTGTACCACCATCTCTTTGATCGGGCCGCAGGGTTTGCAACCCTCACCGACAAAAAGCCGTATCGCCTTCTTCGCCATCGCTTCCTCCTGATAGACTGCCGGGACGCAGTTCGTCATTCTATCAACTAATTCCCCCCGTGTCATACCCTTATGGACCCCGCAGCGGACTGATGCTGCCGCGATTGCTCTCTGTTGCCATGTTTGAGGATAACTCGAAGGGGTGGCCCTCACAATCATCGTCATTTCGTTATCTCCAAAGCTATCGTCTTATGAGGTAGGCAGAAGGTCGCTGAGGTTATCTGTGCACCCCGAGGAATCTTCTGACAGCCAAGAGTGTCTACCGTGGCAGTAGTCCCATCCGAGTGTTCTATAACAATTTGCTTTACCGGGCTTAAACGAATCGGGCGGGGATTTCTCCTCGCCCGATGTTCGCCCATTTTATTCCAGCCTCAGCTAGAACTTGCCGGGTACGCAGTCGGTCATCGCGGTGACCAGAGCGCCTCTGGACATACCCTTATGGATGCCGCACGCCTTAGCCGCGTCCTTCACTTTCTTTTGCTGTGAAGTCATAGGATAAGGCGCCGGATAGGAAGCCAGCACAAACCCCTCATGGTGCACCGTGGTGATGCTCTCCAGTCTATGGGACTTGGGCCGTCTTTTCAGGTATCCGAAGGACTTCAGGTTCTTTAGGATCATTTCGGTACCTCCCTTCTATTCCCCTTTGCCCGGGGGTTCGGGGTTGGCCTCTTGTCCTCTAACGACTGCCGTTCGACCGCTTTCATTATCAGACAACGTTTGTCCGTTTGTCAATAGGGCCTGATTGATATAGAACGCCGCATGTTCGCGGCATGATTTGTGGCGGCATAAGAGGAACATGGCATCATCAGTGGTCTTCTTGATAACCAGGTACCCCATGTAATGGCCTTTGGGACACGTGAGCCTGACGGGAGTGCCCAGGGGCGAAAGAGCTTCGAGAATCTCTTCATCAAGCTCTTGTAACGGTGGGTTGCTATTCGGGTTACTGCCGGCAATGGTTTTATGCTGCTGCATTTGCTTTCTGTTTCTCCTTCCAAGCCTGGGCGCACTCCTTCATTTTTGGAGCCGCAGCGCCAAACGGCTGCCCTTTCAGACCCTTCGTCTTCATGCACTCGCCGATGAAAATATTGTATCCGCTGCGGGTCCTCTTCTTCCTAATTCCACAGACGGTGATCCCCTCGGGGTCTTCGCACTCCGGGATCTCGTCAACCACTGCGATAGTCCCGACATCGCTGAGGACGCTACGTAGAGCTTCCTTCAACGTAGCCCCGAGGCAGGGAACGCATTTCTTCTTGGCTATGTCGCACCGCCTTCAGCCACAGCCACCGGCTGCGCGATATCGCAGGTACCGCACTCCTCTTTTTTCTGGATCTCACAATCGATCGATACCAGTTTCTCCCGGAGCTCCGGAGGCGCTTTCTCCTTCACCTCATCCATGGCACCTGCCAGATTCCCAATCGTATCGTCATCAGTCATCAGGGCAGTACTCATTACCTGCACCAGCTCAGGTTTCCCGCCCTCCGTGAGCGCCCTCCTGTACTTGCCAACCCCTATGGCCACCCTGCAGGGACGGCAATCTTTCCCCTCACCCTTTACCCACTTCTTCATCGGCTCGAGCTCGCGACAACCCATTACACAACTCCCTTCCGGACTTTACTCAATTCGGCAGACAACTCCCTCCAATGCTGGTCCTCTTCCCCTGCTATGTGCTCCCACAATTCGGCCGTTCTGACATATCCCTTTACCCGGGCGCTTTTAGCTCTCTCGCGATATACTCTAGCGGCCAGGGTTTCCTCTTTCATACTCGTGAGAATACATTCCTCCAGTTGCAGGTCGACTTTATGGCCCTGCCGGTCAACCATGAGCTTACCAGACGGGTGACTAGGAGTGATCTCACCTTTCCTTATCCTATAGATCTGCATACTAACCTCCTTCATAGGGAGTGAACTTGAACCACGGAATTATGATCTCGACGGGCTTACCGTTTATAGGAGGCTTCCCGCTAACTAACCACAGCTGAAAGTAGGCTAGCAATGGCTTCTGGGGAACGTAGATCAAAGGCTGCTTCGGAGCGTAAGTCCAGCTAGCACACTGCTTTCCCTTGCTGTCGTAGATGGCGAACATGACCTTCGTCTTTGTCCGGAACAGCTTGTGCACCGTCGGACCGGCTGGAATGCCTTTGAACAAATGGTCAACAAGGTTATAACCGTCCATCTCAGGAAACACAGTGAACTTCCCTGGTGGGCAGTTCGGATCCCTCCACCTTGTTATCTCTATGTCACACTCCTCAGTCTGCTTCTTCGTGGCAGGGGTATCATGCGGAAAAATGAATAGGCCAAAACACACTCCTGGGTCGAGAGCATTGATATCACTCTGAACATGCCACTCCGATGTTCCACTTCCATAGAGTATTTGGGTTCTGGCCTCTGCACAAGGCCATTGATCACCTACATGGGTAATATTCAGGTGCAATGCCCCCTTGTCATCTACAGTGACATTGCCAGGGCTCCACTTGTTTGGGCCAGGTGCGCCATCATAATCCCTTACATCCAGAGTAAGACCCATATAATTCACAGTGTTTCCCATCTCTTCCTCCGTCCGAATTATTATGGTGGCGGGGGTTGGATTTGAACCAACGACCTCCGGGTTATGGGCCCGACGAGCTGACCTGGCTGCTCTACCCCGCTGTGCTCAGATTAGTGTAACGCTCCTCACGTTGTCAATGTGCATCTCGCCAAACGCTCTAAAACGGCCTTTGCTCGGTTGCCGTGACTGTTTCCACCCACCCCACGCTCAGACTGTTGCGTTTTTTGGCAGTCTGGCGCATATGGAAATCCTCTTATGGGAATCATTCCTCTTGTGAGCCTTCCGCCAATTTTGGAAACTCCCACCGGGACACCGGCTCGGGCTGAAACGCTACCGCCAGCTCCCTGGCTATCTCTTGTGTGGTAGGAGTGATCGAGTAGACAGCCTGAGGGGAGTAGAATTGCGTTGTCATCTCAGCCGGATTTCCGAATCCGACAGGGCATTTCTTGGGGATATCGAGCCGCAGAAAGGATACACCACCGATCTGTTGCTCGGTCATCAGTCCTGCCATGCGCCGGTGGCCGAAAAGCTCCAGAATACACCACTCCTTGAATGTCCCATCAGATGATTCAGCCATGTTCCTCCTTGAAGTACTCCTCCAGGATGGCATAAAGTTCCCTGGCCACCTTCTCCGCCTCCTCGGGATTCTTGCCCACCCATTTCATAATGACGGAGCTGGGATCCAGAATCCGGAATTTGCCCAGATGGGGTTTGAGCTTTTCCAGTGCCTTCGAATAAAGTTCAGCGATACTCACCGCATCCTCACCTCCTCCATGATATCACGGTGTTTCCTGTAATTCGGATCCCTGGCCAGCCATGCCGGCAGATAAAAGCCCATCCGCTCAAAAGTAAGGCCCCAGCAGTTCCAGGCGCTCCATATCTCGGTGGCCTTTTTCAAGCCCGCTGCGGCTATCTTATACCTCTCTCCCTGATGCTTCAGGTAGTAACGCACCTTGTTCAAGAGATCCTGTTTTCCGGAGAAAACAACCATCTCCTTCTCCGGCTCGAAGAATTCCCTTGCCTCGGTTTCCTGAATGTCCATCATCATGGCCCCGCAGGAGGTTATCTCGAAAAGATGGCGCCCATTGAAATTAAGGCTGATTTTGCTCCTGTTGAGAACATCATTCATCCGCCAGGGCTCGAGCTGGCCCGGAATATGTACGTTGATTCCGCTGTCCGCCAAAAAACGTATGTACTCCTTCCACAGCGATTGATCTTCTCCGATAAAAGTTACGTCGAAATCACGCTCGATTGATCTGTCGTAATACGTGGAGGGGTCCACAGCATTGTAGGTCAGCAGCACGTTGGCGATATCGCGGGAAGAGCGGTAGGCTGTCAGGTCCGTTATCCCACAGTAGGTGGCATAGTCCGCTCCCATGAACAGGGAGAGATTGGTGACAACCATCAGCACAGGGATATTATGACGTGTGCGGGCCAGGATATCACTCGGCGGGGTCAGCCCGTTGGGTGGTATAAAGATAATGAGGTCCGGATGGAAAAGCCGGCACTCTTCCACCAGGATCTGCTCCGCCCTATGCTGCTTGAATATCTCATCAGTAATAACAGACTTGTCATCCCCCAGCATGTTGCTGGCTCTCACCACGCCGACAAGCTCCTCGTTTTTTCCCCTGAGGAACAGAACGCGCAGTTTCCTGAAGGAGTCCTCTGTGATCTCCGGTCTGCGTATCGTGGACAAGCACCCCCCTTGCCGATATTATACAGCAGGGGGGCAAGCTCTAGATGACGGCTGCAGCCAGGAGCTTGGCTGCATTACCCCCAAGAGCCGAGACCGGCTTCCGGCCAAGGATAAGACCGGCCGAGACATAATCCAGAGCAGGAGAGCCTGACGGAGTCAGTACAAAGTAAGCGTTTTTCTTGGCTCTCCAGCTTACAGGGTGAGTCGCTATTCCGAACGTGTCATTTCCTGATACAGTAACGGAGAGACCAGTAGGATTTCCGTCAGTGTACAAGGTAAGAGTCCAGGACTTTCCTACTCCCGGAGCCGTCTTGCACTTCAAGCAGATGGTGTTAGGATAGCAGTCATAAGGAGTTATGCAGACTTCATTCCCCGGTATGGAAGCATCTACCCAGCTTATGTTGCAGGCATTGACTTCTATCTCCGCTCTAGTGGGGATGGTATTAAATCCCGGCATCCCCCTGGTCAGGAGGTAGACCTCGTAGTCCATTCCGATGAAGCAGAAGCCAAAGTAAGGCCAACCTGGGGGGCTTCCTCCCGACGCAGTCGCTTCCCACCAGAACTGGTCACCAGGTACAAAGTCAATTACCGTGGTGTCGTCGTAGTAGACGTCGTTATGGCCTTGGGCGACAGGGACACCGTGGAAGGTGACACTGGTACTGACTCCGTTCTTCATCAGGGTAAGGTCGGTAGTATCACTTCCTCCACCAGTCCAACCTGTCATGGCAGCGAAGTACTTCATCTGGCCAGTATGGACCATCGTGGTCTTGGATTGTTCCAGTGTTCCACCGCTGCCTCCAAGCAGTCCACTGTAGCTTGGAGGGAAAGCCTGAAGATATCCTTGGGACATGGGGAAGTAGCCATCTGTCAGAGGCGTGAAGTCAGCTGACCAAGAGAATTGCCCATTCTGTGCACAGGGGACGTACCAGGAGAGTATGTCTCCTTTTTGTATTTCGCAAAGGGTGGCCAGATCTTCATGGTATTTTTCGTTAGCGTAGAAGTCGAGGTGTAGAAGGTCTACAGTCTGGATAACATGGTTTACATCCAAATAGCTGCGTCGGAGGGTGTAGGTGACAGGCGTACTAATCATCACCGGGTCATCTGTTAGCTGAAGCCGGACATTCTGGAGCTGGCCAGAGATGGTGATGATGCCAGAAGGAGGAACTGAATCTTCAACCCAGATAGAGCCCTGGAACTGCCCTATGTTCTGGTTCCCGCCAATGCTTGCTCCAGTGAACCAGCCAAGCAGGGAGAATGTAGTGAGCCCAAGAGTATGGACGCTGACCTCCGCTCCATACCCGTAGTGGCCATTGCTGCCCAGAGCGTAAGCCCGGTAGTAATAGATGGTAGCTGGAGTCAGGCCACTCAGTCCCGTAGAAAAAGGTCCTGTCCCAAAGCTTCCTCCGCTAGAGCACCAGTTAGGATATCCGGAAAGACTTGGGGCTACATCTCCCGGGTCACCGTGAGGTGATGTATCCCAGACAAAGCACTCATTGGTGATGACAGTGTCATTGATAGCGGTTACATTCCCATTCAGGGTGGCTACTGTTTTGCCTACGGAAGTTGCTGGCTGAGTTGTCACCGTAGGCACTCCGCTGAGAATAGTGAATCCGCCCAACAGCGTGCCGGTGCCATAGGAGTTGGTGACAGAGATATCCCGAGCGCCAACAGCAGCCCCATTCGCAATAGTGATATTCGCTGTGATCTGGTTGTCGTTATCTACGGTGAAGCTGTTGACGGTGATGCCAGCTCCGTAGCTCACTACCGTGGCTCCGGTGAAGTTGGAGCCGGCTATGACATCGCTGGCGATGGTAGCTCCCTGGTGGCCTGAGTTGGGAGTAGCTGATGTGGGCAGCGGGGCAGCAGTGAGCACAGTGAAGCCATCAGTTAGAGTTCCTGTACCATCCGGCGAGGTGACAGAGACATCTCTCGCTCCCAGGACCGCTCCAGAAGCTATAGCGATATCTACCGTGATATGAGAATCATCCACCACATCGAGGCCGCTTACTGTTATCCCGGCACCGAAGCTCACAGAAGTGGCTCCAGTGAAGTGAGCTCCACCAATAGCCACCCCAAGGATAGTAGCCCCCTGAATACCGGTGTTCGGAGTGACTGAGAGCACAGAAGGAGCCGGCGGAACGGGCAGGCTGTAATCTATCATGAGAGAAACCCCGCTCATCGCAGCATAGTTCATCCAGTTCGATCTCTCATTGTGGTCATCCACAAACATCTCAACATTGTCTATCGAAAAGGCGTTGACGAGCTCCTGGATGATGGCGGTTACATCGAAGGGGTTATCGCCGTTTATCCAGGTATGGCTTACCACATTTACTAAGGCCAGGGTTACCAGTCCTGTATCAACCACTGTCCCCCCAGGGACAAGGCCTCTCCTGGCCATATAGTCAGCAAGGTCAGCTATTAGGCCAGGTGAAGCGACTAGCTGGGCCTTAATATAGTTGGTTGGGGTAGCGTTACTATATCCACAGGTGACAGTTAAGATTGCGCTGTTGATGGTCGACCCTAGTGGAATGGTAACACCGAGAGGGTGATGAGAGCCGAAACCAAATCTGTCTACTCCATAATATGCTATGCTTCCTACAGCAAGGCCATAGCCGGAGTTTTGCCATGGACCACCATAGTCTACGTCGTAGAGTTGGTCAGCGGCTATAGTGATAACTGGCATGTTTCCTCTTTAAGACTGGATGACCCCGGGGTGGTCGACATCTAGACCTTCAGATAGATCCGGATACCAACCTCTACGTCGTGGAGCTCCAGGCCGGCTACGCCAGTGATGATGGCATTAAGCCACTGGAACTGGTAGGTATCTGCGGCAGTGATGTTGCCGGGATCGAAGCCAACTCTGACGTCGCCTGGTCCCGGGCTTGCTACGTCTGTCCAGAGCTGAGCATCGGCCCAGTTGATGCAGGTAATGTAGCTCCCGCCGCCTTTGCGGACCTGAATGTACTGACCTCCGCTAAGCTCGTTGATATTGGCCCCATCGAGGTTGAGGCGCATCCCGAACTTGAACAGAGGAATACATTGGACCACTGTGAAGCCGGCTGGGAAGGCTCCAGCTGGTAAGACCACAGCGGGCAAGGCCAAAGACGCAGGAGTGGTGTCCGGCAGGGTGATCTTGGCAACGGGTGTAGCATTCCAGAACTCCAGGAAGCCCAGAGCATGATTGATTGTAGGTATGGCTCCAATCAGAGTCGCCAACTCTGCAAGACCGTACCCCGGGTCAGTGAGCAGCGATCCGATTGCTGAGATCAATGTGGCCAAGTCTGTGCTGGGATTCCCCAGCTTGGCCACTATGCTTGTTAGATGATCGGAACTAGGGTCACCAATGGCCGCGAACATCTTCTTGAGGTAATTGCCTGGGCTGAAAGCAAGGTCAAAGGTGTCTCCGTTAGCCGGCGCAGATGTCCACCGATCTAAGGCCGCAAACGTCATAGCCTTAGTAGCTCCGGTGTAAGTATCTACTTGATGGGATTGCCCGGCTAGTGCTCCGCTGGTAAATATGAGCAAACTACCATCATAGAAGTCATTGACCGCTGAGGGTAAGTTGGTAACAAACCCTGATACAGATGGAGCAGCATCATTCACTGCTCCGGGAATTACAAGGAGAGGAGTTACGCTCGAACCGCCAGCCATTACGTTTGCTCCACGATGAAGGAGACTATTTGATTGGCCGCGTTACTCGAGAGCCAGATACTGTTCGTATTAGCCACACCTAAGCTCAAATCCTCACGGGCTACCAGGGTCCGGCTCTTGGTGGGATCCAGGACCGATACCTTGTCGAAGGCCACATAACACATGCCGGTGTTGTTGGGATGACCTTGCAACAGCACTTTATACCCGGTCGGTATGACAAATGCGGGCACGGGATAAGCAGTACTCGGGACGACGCAGGTGACTGTGAACGCCACTCCCGAGCTGGGGTTCGGTGGAGGAACCAGGCCGCCGATCGCAGTCAGGATAAGGATTAAAGTCGCTTGTACAGCCTGAAGAGTTGCCTGGCTTGCCCTCGTGGACAGGGGAACATCCAACGCGAGGGCTATATTCGCATTGGCGATGACATAAGGAGTCCCCCGTTCTACCTGGACGCCACCTGGCAAAGTCGGGAAAGTAATCGTGTCACTGGTATTGGAACTGATGAGGACAGGATACCTCTGGCCCCCAATGTCCATCTGGAGGTGAGCGCCGGGCCAGATATTAGCCCCCCAGTACTTGGAGCTATCCCTGAGAGTTGTGGGGCTTCCCCCTGTGGCTATGCCGAAATCCAGAGGCACGAGGCCGGTTATAGGCATGCCTAAGGAGGCAAAGATCTTAAGCAGGTCTGCACGCCCTCCAGTAGGGCCTCTCTCCGCAACTAGCTGCTTGATGGCCTCGACCAGCTCATGTAACTCAGTCCACGGAGCTTCCGGAAGTTTGTCTCTAAGCCCCAATACCATATCTCACCACCTTACGAGATGGGTAATGCAGTGATGCCGAAGTAGTTCAGGCCCATCAGTCCGGCCTTTCCGCTGCCGCAGACATCACAGGCATGAGCATTATCAGCAAAGCCCACCAGATGGTTGTCATCAATCACCAGCTGGCCAGGGCTAGGAGTATTCACCACTTGGATTCCCACCCCGTTGACCGGATCGGTGGTAGATACCTTATTGCTCAGGATCTTCCGGTATGGCCGGCTGGAGCTGTTCTGCACATCCTGGATTCCTACCGCCCCGGTCGGGACCTGAATGATGTTCCTTCTGGTCATGCAGCTGCTCCCGTTGTTACGGACAGCCACGGTCACAAAGTCATCTAATCGGCAGTCCTCAACTATGGTCCAAGGAGCATCACTGCCCACTCCGCCGGCATAGACGCCATAGGTTGCTACCCCATTGCCGCCGAAGCAGCAATCGTGGACATGAGACCTCCAGGTATTCAAGCCCCAAGCATCCTCAGCCACGCCGATACAGAGCTTCGCCGCCAGCTGATGGAAGCCTAAGCCCGCAATCTCCACTGAATCGGCCTTGATGTTGATAAGCTCCATATTGTCGGATAAGCCACCCTTGATAGTCGGCTGCCCCCAAGTCAAGCCTGAGGACATGTTGCCCAGTATCTTCAGTCCCTTCTGGGTCACTACAAGAGTTCCAGCCTCAATGGTAGTCGCGTACTGAATTCCCACCAGGATGATGTCGTAGGGACTGGCCACGGCCAGGGCTTTGGTGATGGTGGCGAAGGCCTTGGACCAGGGGTAGCCTGCCCAGGAATCACTGCCGCCGGTCGCTCCATTCACACACCATATAGTGCCTGGCATGTTCACTGCACCGAGTATCCCTCCAGGAGCTACAAGGGAGCCACTCGGCCCCAGGTTCATTGGGCCGTAAATTCTCTCTCCTGCAATACGTTCGCCTATCATCAGTAGCCTCCTTAGAAGTACTCGTAGTCCACAACGGTCAGGCAGCCAGCGTCTGCTGAGTCTGCATAGCATTTCAGAGTTCCCAGAAACTCCTTCTCCCTCAGCTCATCTGCCTTGATCACCACCATTAAGCCTTTTGGCACAGAATACTGGGCCCTTATAAGGGTTTGGGATGAACCTGCCGGTGTGCCTATCGAGGGGTCAATGGTGACATCATCCCGGAAGTAGATGATGTGGTCTGCACTTCCGCCTGAATTGTCAATAGTGATATCAGTCATCCTCAGCTTCCGCTCATAGGGAACTGTTGCCAGGGTGACAATGTTTCCGACTGCGAATGCTGCTGTTCTCGCTGTAGCCATCTCTCATACCTCCAATGTGAAATTGTAGATCACGTCGCGGTAATCCAAAATCAGAACGATTGCATCTCGGTGTACCACTCGATGAGAGTGGCTTTGTCCTGCATCTGTTCCCACCTGGAGTCGTCGATCACCTTCGCCCCGACAGGGACGGACGGGATCACGGCTCCCATTGGCGTCTGGGTCGGTGCCAGCGCCGCCGCCTGGGCCTGCATCGACTTGGCCAGCACTTCTCTGAGCGGGCACTTGTTGATATAGAAGTCGATGGTCACCTTTTCGAAGTCTACGCCATCGACAAAGGGAGCCAGCACGAAGGCCGTCTGGCTGTATATCGCGTACAACTTCCACAGCGGGCTTCTGTCCGGGCTGTCATCAGGCCTCTTGGCACCGAGGTACCTGTAGTACTGGTTGGTGATATCCGGGAAGATGGAGTTCGAGCCCACAGTGTACACATACTGGCTCTTGGGCACATAGAGCTGGACGAAATAGTTGCCCTTATGGAGGCCAATGGCTATCTCGTACAGGATGCCAGTCTGGGCCGGATAAGCCTGCAGGGTGCCGGAGATGCCCGGCGGGGAAGCCATATTGGGGACATTCTGGTTTGACAGGTCGAGGAGCTGGTAGTCTGACCCCGGGAGCTTCAGAGCCACCGGGAACTTCACCAGGACCGGATCTGCCGCAACCTCGAAGGTGCGACCAGAGGCCCAGGCGAAGCCGGCCTGGTTGGGGAACAACGATGAGAATTTGAACCAGGAGCCTTTCTTGGCGAGGACATCCTCAGGGCGTACAGAAATGTCTGCTTTGCCGAATAACTTGGCAAGTTCTATGATCATTTGCGTTCCTCCGTTTTCTTCTCTCTTCTCCCGAGAGTACGCTATGATGGGCGCTGCCCCGGCTTACCAGGGCAGCGCATTATTCTGTTGTGAAGGTTTACTCTGCGTCGACCAGCATGGCAATGTAGACCACATCACCAGTAGTCGCTGGCTCCCAGTCACTCCAGCTGCCAGAATAGACATTCTTCTCTACAGTTACCGTCAACACATTCCCGGATATGGACCATGAGGTTGCTAGCAGAGTGGAGGTGGTAAATTTGTTACAGATAGCTACTAGTGCAGACTTGATGTGCACAAACTCGCCAAACTCCTGGACGACCTGTCCCCCAGCAGTTAGAGCAGTAGCTACTTTCATCATAAGCATAGTAGCCTCCTACTCCCCATCCACAGTCATAGTGCAAATACAGCCTTGCACGTCGGACGTAGTTGCATTTACCCATGCTCCGGGACTTCCGATATTCTCCTTGTCCACGGTCACAACCAGGGTATTGTTGTTGGTAATAGCCCAAGAGCATGCCACTTCATAGGAACTCTTGAAGGGATTGGCGATAGTCACCAACGCCGAAACGATGTTCACAAACTCGCCAAACTCTTGAGTAAAAGCTCCGCTACCGAGTCCAGTTTGCCCAGACGAAGAACCTAGAGTCACTGTCTTTTGTAACAGCATACTCAATACCTCCTTGCCCTAACCCAGGCTAGAGCGACTTATTCTGCGACTGCGCGACTATGAGAGAGATCATCTCGAAGTCCGTGTCGTTGGTGGCCGTTGCCGGGCCATCAGGCATCACATCCACCAGCTGGGTCTTCAGAGGCGGGATGATGATGGGCTTCTCGAAGCGGGTGAACGAGACCTCCCTGCCGACGCCCCAGGTCTTCTTGTAGTTCCGGGAACAAGGCTGAGGAGGAGAAGCCGTGCCGCCCAGGGTGAACTGAATACCCTCGATCTTGGGGACCTGGATCTTCTCGATGGCTCCGAGATGGATCATGCCGGCATACTGCCACATGGTTTGCGACGGGATATAGCCGTTGGTTGGCTTGGTGCCACCAGTAAGACCAGTGGTCAACCAGTCAAACACACCCGCCGAAGTGCCACCATAAAGACCTAGAGAAGCTGTCTTCAGTGGGTTCAACAGCACCCCGCCGACATCCTTCGGCCTCATCGGCCAGATATCGAGCTGGGTGCCCTGGGCCAGGATGCCGCCGAATGAAGACTGGGTCTGCCACTTCACCGCTTCGATGGTCGCCAGGATGTTCAGGATCTCCTCGGCGATCATGATGGCAATGTCCTCCTGCTCCTTATTGCGGAAGATCATGTCCAGCTTGGAACAGACGGCGTTGACTTCATCAGGCGATAACCCCATCAGGGTGAGGGCGACTGCCGTTTTTCCGGAGTCGATCAGGGCGGCTGTCCAGTTAAAGGACCCGCCGTTCAGGAATGCCAGGGAGCCCAGCGGACTGTTGACTGTAGACCAGTCGAAAGGCTTGGGGCCCGGTGGCGCCTGCTGGATGAGATTGTTATTCTTGCAAAACGTGTAGATAAGTGCCATTGTTCTGAAGTTCCTCCTTCTTCCTAATTTTCTGCGGCTCTGCCGCTTGTTACCTAGAGACTGCCTCTTGCCCCCTGCATGGCCACAGACTGAGTGAGATGAGCCTGGGTGAAGGCACTCAGGCCGGGCACCGCAGTACGGAGACCTTCAGGCGCGGCGGCTATTAACTCAGCAGGACTCTCTTTCACCTTGAGCCCATCTCCTATAGCCTTAGCTTTCTGTCCCGTCAGCTGATTCAGCTTCAGGTTGGCCGTGGATTCCCCCTTCGCGAGCAGAGAAGAAACCTTCGGCACTCCGGGGATATTCTCCTCAACCTTGGAGACGATAGGGGCTACCCTGGGCAAACGCAGGCCTGAAATACTTGCCGTACCTCCCAGGTTAGGTACCTTGCCGGCGATCTTGGACATGATGCCCGATATACTGGGCGCTCCATTGGGCAGGATCGATTCAATCTTCTGCGGGATTACGACGGGCTTTAGTAAAGCTGCTTGAACACCCATGTGGATATGTCCTCCTTCTCAAAATACTTAGGGCATCCATTTTTGGATATCGCCCTGGACTTTGCCGATCGTCTCCTCAGCTGCGGTACTTACAGCATGACGGACGCCATCAACGCCATTCTTGGCATTACCGATGGCACCCTGCACCGCGTCTCTGGCTGTTGACAAGTCGGCGCCGGCCTGGCTCACCGCATCTGAGGCGGCTGACTTCGCTGAGCCGAGGACGCTTTCGGCAGTGCCTACCACAACATCTTTGGCCCCGTCAGCAACACTGTCGACAGCACCGAGAAAGCCTTCGGCAACATCCTTCGCGCCTTCAGCAAGTCCGTCAGCAACCTTGAGAAGATCCGGTAATGTAGGTCCCTTTGCCATATCCACACCTCCTTCGGTGATATTTGGGGGAAGCAGCTAAAGCAAAAGGGTTGGGGACCCAACAGCTTTAGCTGTTCCCCAACCCTTTTTTATTCGGTTATTGAATTACGGTATTAGACTATTAGAACGCTTCCTACGTTGTCAATAGGGTATGCTCAATTTACGTTACATTTGATTGTCGATATACGTTTTCAGAAGCGAATAATTTATAAGTCCCCAACCGTAATCATTGCTCTTGGCTGAGGCATAATCGCCATATATCGACATCGCAGCCTTGATATGCTCCGTGGTCAGGACCTTCCCCTTTTTACGGGCATACTGGATCGCCAGGGCTGTCACGTATGCGGCATGGGGTGTGGCCATTGACGTGCCGGAAATCGCGGCAAGCTGCGGAGGTCCGTCTCCAAGCTGCATGGCTGCGATATATCCGTTGGAAGTCGAAAGGATATCCACACCCGGAGCCACCACGTCGGGCTTGATGAATCCGGCTTTCGTGGGGCCTCGAGAGGAGAAGCTGGCTATGTTTCCGTGGATATCCACAGCTCCGACAGTCAACGCATCCGGTGAACAGCCGGGGCCTCCTACAGTCATCTGGCCAGGGCCGCTGTTGCCGGCAGCGATACAACAGATGATCCCAAGTTGCGTCATGGCGGTGATGGCCTGGCATTCCGGGTCATTCAGGTAATCATCGGGTTCGTCCCCTCCCAAAGACATCGAGATGATATCGGCTTTCCAGTGCAGAGCGTTCATCAGGCCGGCCAGTATCCAGCTTGCCATCCCTACGCCGATCCCGCCGCCCAGGACTTTGAACGGACGAACCTCTGCTCCCGGAGCTCCGCCCTTGAGCAACGCTCCTCGCGCAGGCCCGGCGAGAACCTTAAAAGGCCTCCCGCCGATGCAGGTGTTACACCAGGTATTGTGGATAAAAGCCATACCTTGTTTACCAGCAAGGTAATAAGGGCTTTCTGGGTCAAGGGTGAAATCATAGAGGAACCCCTTGAAGTCTATCTCCTCAACAGATTTGGGCAATAGGTAAGGGGCTGTTCTGTGAACTTCAGTGTAGAGAGGCCTTTTCAGCTTCAGGTAGGGAATCAACGCCTCGGTCATCCGGGTAAATCCTGCATCTACAGCAGATACTTGGTAACAAACCTTCTTCCCTTTACCAGAAGGTTTCTGTTTTGTAAACCGTCCTCCAAAACCTAGAACACCGAACAGGCTAACGATTTGCTGTGCCAGTTGCCTTGAAGTAGTGCTAACCCTGCATCTAGCACGATCAGGGTCGAAATGACCATCACCATCTATGATCCCGGCCAGCACTGCCAGGAGTACATTCGTGGGTTGTTTTAAGAGCCTCTCCGGTATGGTATTCTCTTTCCGTCTTAGACCTAGCGCAATGAACTCTCTTTTCAATCCTGATACCTCAATGCTTCTACTCTTCTTGCGTTTTTTGGGAGTCCAAGCACAATAATGATAGCCGAGCTGCTTCAGATATGTCTCAATAGCAGGCCCTTCGTCATGGTGTAGAGAAAGGTTCACGGCACTGTGATGGAAACAGCCCTCAGCTATGAACAGCCCTGCCAAGTAGGCCAGATCTGTATTCACAGTCTGTACGAAAGGCAGATTGATGATCTGCTCATTCGTAGCCAGACCGTAATTTCTATGGGACTGAATCAGGTCAGAAGCTCTCACATCCCTGTATCTTTTGCACCGTGGCTCATAGATTTTGAATGGATGCCACGGAGTTGTCACAAATTCAGATGTCCCGGCTTTCACTTTTATCAATTTGCCGTCGAAAGGAATCTTGTGTACAGCCAAGACCCTTACAGGTTTTCTGAAGCCGATCGTCCATGTGGGATCTACGGGTATTTTGGTAAATCCCAGTTCACTCTGGACCTCTGGAACCTTCAAATTCTCATAGAGGTCTTGGAATCGCACAAGGCCACAGAACGTAGTATAGACAAAGGCTTCTCCCTCAATGCAACCATGGCCGACCTCATCGAACATAAAAGGCTGGCCGGGTACCGATGATTTACCATGTCCGAAGTATCCCTGGACCGCGAAATCCAAGGCTGTACCGGTATCGAGCACTGCAACTTTTACACCTTTGCCGGTGATACCGTCCGCGGCAGCTACGTCCGCTCCCACCATCTGCCCGCTCACCGATGTCGGGATCCTCTCGTGCGAGGAGTCGGAGGCGGCATAAGCCATGGCTTTCGCCGGCCCCGTGATGGGGTTGGAGAGGAAGAGGTTGATGAACTTGGAAAACTTCTGATCTACCGGCATGGTGATGCGGATGGCCCGTATCTGCTCCGGTTTCACGTTGAGCACATAAGGCACAGCTTCTATCGCCGCTACCTGGTTAGGCTGGATATCCACCTTCACAAAATTGAAATCGAGAGGAGCAGGGAATATACCCATCTTGGTCAGAGAAATGTTGACCTCGGCAAGATGAATAGGGTCTACCTGGATAAGGTATTTAGCCATCTCTACCTCACTCTGTAGGGATATTCAAAGCGCCCTCAATACGTCCCAACCTGGTCGAGATATCCTGCAGGGGCTCTGCCAGTTCCTTTTGAGTCACGCAATTCTCAAGGTGAGCGGTTATCCGTGTATCTGTCACCGCTAGCGCCCCCTTGATTTCGGCCAGGTCCTTTATCATCCGGCCGCCTATGTCCACTAAACTTTTGTCCACTTCCGCCTTGTGATTTTCATGCGCTCTCCACAGTTTATCGAGAGAATCACCCTGGTCCTTCTGTACCTTCCCCTGGGC